ATTGTTCCAGACATTATTATCCAAGTTCGTCATGTATTTGAATCTCATTTCAAACCTGTAGTAGAATTAATTGTTGTTACGTTCAAAAGTGTATCTCGGTTATTTTAGATATATAAATAATATATAAGGTCATTAGGAAGTAAACAATGGTAGGTGGTGCAGTTAAAGCGTTCGCAGCGGAAGAATCCGCTTTTGAACACGTTAAGAAACAAATTCAAGGTGTAGCTATACCGTTTCAGTCACCTGCAGGTGCAGATGCAGGATTTCCTGATTTTGGGTTTACATTTGAAATGCCGTCAGGTAAGAAAATCAATTTACATGTCGAGTTTAAAGCTAGTTCCACCGCACTAATGGGGTCCATGCGTGACTGGAAATTTGATGGGGTAAAGTTTACAACACCAGATACGCAGAGTGAGCAAAAAAGCGAATTAATTGCTTTAATGAATGGCTCTATCCTAGGTAAGCAAAACGGCAAACGTATACTTAAAGAGCTCCAAACTTACTTTCACCATGAGGTTAAAGAGATTTCATCTAGTTCCCTTAATTATATTAAGAATAAAGATCAGCGTCGTGCGTATTTAGAAAACTATGCTAAGAAGTCAGGAACTTACGTTATTGCGAACGTAAGTGATAAAACGCTCGGTACTAAAATTATTGAACACTATAAAGCTAAGTTTAAAAAGAGTAGCCAAGGTACTACCGCTGATAAACATATATTAGCTATGATGATTAAAGATGAAATCTGGTTTATGGATGACAGCGGAGGAGTAACAACTGAAGAGTTAGCACTCATTAGCCAATTCCTCGGCTCTGATAAGAAAATTAAAAAACTCGGGGGATTAACGGCTAAGCTTGAATGTAGAATTCAACCACGCGGGTTAAACTCCGCACCAAAGCCTGTTTCTATTGATGTTTCCTCATCATACAGATTAAGTCAGAAACCAACCGGGGGCACAAAACTCTCTTATGTAAAATAACAGTTGCACTTTTTATCATAATATACTATAAGAAGGTATAAGATGAAAAGGAATAAGCAATGCTTAATTATGATAAAGCCGTTAGCAAGATGGCGGTTCGAATCGCCCACGACTACTTTGGCGGAGGTAATGATCAACACGTGCTTGCTTATAGGTACGGTGGAGTTCTTGATGTAATATATGAGATTCCAGACGCAGGTGAGGGCTCAGGTGATCGAATCCTAGGGGCATTTCACTCTGCAAAAGAAAAATTTGATAGCGCTGATGAAGTAATTGCTTCCCTGCAAAGGAGTATTTGACATGAGAATGCACAGTACCGCTCTTACCGCTCAAGAAGTTGAAGAACTCAGATCGCTTATTCAAGGTGCAGCCTCTAAAACTCTACGTAATCTAGCTCGTGAAATTGAATTCGAGGAAGATATCTTTCTTGCAATCCATGATGGCGATGATGTTCGTAAGGAGTGGGGCCTATAAATAGAGTATGATTAAACAAAGATTCAGATACTTTATTGGTAAGGGAACGCTTACCATATTCGACATTGACGAGACCCTCTTTCACACCAAGGCAAAGATCATGGTTGTGAACGGGGGTAAAATTATGTCTAAATTAGATAACCAAGAGTTTAATACGTACAAGCTCAAGGATGGTGAATCGTTTGATTTCGGGGAGTTCAGAAACGCTAAGATATTTCAGTCGACCTCAACCCCAATGACAAAAATGGTAGATCGGGCTAAGCGCGTAGTAAAATCACACGGCAATTCACATTCAAGAGCTATTATTGTAACAGCTCGGGCCGACTTTGATGATAAAGAGATGTTTCTTCAAACCTTTCGTAATCATGGTATAAATATAGATGCCATGCACGTAGAAAGAACAGGCAATCTCGGAATCAGCTCACCAGCTGAAGCTAAGAAAGTCACGTTTCGCAAATACCTAAATACACGTAATTACATTAAAGTGCGACTATATGATGACGCTATGAGCAATCTTAAAGCTTTTCTAGAACTCAGAAAAGAGTATCCAGAAATTACCTTTGAAGCTTATTTTGTCACCTCAGATGGTAACGTTAAGGAAATAAAGTGATTCGTTTTAAAGCCTTTTTATCAGAGTCAGTACGTCAGGGACTCCCTCACATACACTCGTCTACTACAGCTAAAGGTAATCAAACACCGTCGCTTTCTACTGACCAGTTTCATCACACCACTACGGGTGGTAAGATTCATGTTCACGGTGTAACTGAGAAGACTGATGGTCAAACGTTCCGTATGGGGCATGATGCGCATGGGTTCTATACTCAGCATTCTGGTTCAGGTGAAGAAAAGGCCCGAACCGGGCAAGATCATATTGATCGTTCAAAGCGCCGAGCTAAAGAAACCGGGAAAGAATATAATCATACTGGTCCCTCCGCGATGGCTAAGTTCCATGATGCGCTTCATAATAATAAAGCACTCACTTCACATTTAGCAGACACCCATAAAAAGACTGGTAAGGAAGTTGTAGTTAAGGGTGAAGCATTCAATAAGCACCTATCAAAACCTAGCGATAGAAAAGGCGAAGTAAAGTTTGTGCATACTTCCTACTCAGAACCAAAAGCTAAGCACGGAACATATGTGATCCACTCAAAGCTTCCGGGTAACGAGCATCACGACACTGAGCACTTCAAAAAGAACCTATCTAACCACGATATTCATTTCGATGATGATAAAGTACATCACGAAGGCGGGCACGTAGATGTTAAGCATGAAGTTAAAGATTTTCATAAACTGGATCACGACTTAATTAACTCACGTACGAAACCTTCTAATAAAGCGGCTAAGTTTGCAGAGATTGAGAAGTTTAATAATATTAAAAAGCGGGTTACACACAAAGTTCAAGCACACGTGGCTAAACTTGGGATTAAAAACAAATGGGGATCAGGCTCAGAAGGCCTTGTAGTTCACCCATCAGAAAAGAATCCACACGCCGCTAGATTCAAGGTAATTAATCCTGAATTCAAAAAAGCAAAGGCGGCTGGTGGGCGCTTCGGAGATAAGAAATAATGTTACGTTTTAGATCATTTATAGTAGAAGGTGGTAACATCGGTGACGCGCAGCCGTTTCACGTTAACGCGAAGAATCGTGAATCACGTCAAAAAGACATTCATGGAGCTCTATCAGCAGTACATGACGCCTTTCACAAAGAACACGGTGAGCATCTCTTCGGCCAAGATAAAGAACATCTTCATAAGAAAACAACCTATACGGGTTCTACCCATGATCTGATGAACAATAAGATCTCACACGCTGAGTTCGCTAAGCACAAGCCTAAAGTCGGGGATGTGGACGTTCAAGTTTCAAAAGAGCATAAAGATAAACTCGCTAGCCATCTCACCCCGGGAAAGCGCTATGGGAAGTATACTGTTGCTTCTGCTAAAAAGCACGGTAACGAGATCTCAGCGGTAATGAAGCACGATAACGGCGAACATCATCAAGTCGATTTCCAAGGGGTTCATAAGCCTGGATCAGAATCCAGCCGCTTTCTTCACTCTTCAAACTGGGGAGACACTAAGGCTGGTATAAAAGGCGCACATCATAAAATTCTATTAAACGCTACCGGAGGGGAGAAGCATAAATTCTCTATTACTCACGGTGCTCGGTCGCGCACGGATGATAAAGATCCTGGAGCGACCCATCCTAAGGATGTGACTAAAAAGCTATTCGGGGATAAGGCGGATCATAAACATATTACATCGTTTACGGGCGTTACACATCTTATTAAACACCATATTCCTCAAGACCAACACCAAGGCATCTACAATAAGTTCAAATCCAGCGTCGAGCGTGATAAGAGATTTGACAATAAAGCTGCTTTAAGTCATATGCGCAAGCATTTAGGTGTGCACGACGAAGTGAAAGAAGAGCTTTCAGAAGCTCAAAATACGCAACACGCGCACTTATCCTTTTTGGGGGCAGCCCCACATACCCACATGGGGCATATCAATGATATTGGTGGCTCTATGCACTCAACAGACCACGACGGTAAGAAGTTTGTCGGGTTGTCAGGTAAATCTGATCACTTTTCTGATAGACAACGTGAAGATATTGCCAACACTCAGAGCGGCCGTAAAATTGAATTCAAGGCAGAGAAGTCTCCCGGCCAAACAATTGCTCGTGCTCACGCTTCTATGAAAGGAAAAGGTCCAAAACATCTTCACCTTCATTTTGGACATGATCGTAAACCATACGCAGAAGGTCTAAAGAGGTCTATTGAGAATGGAAAGATTCCAGAGCTCAATGGTCATAAGATCGACAAAGTTCACATTCATTACCCAAAAGACACTGATCGTACACACGGTATGTCCGGTACTGCTATGAGAAACGCAGCGCATACTAATGATTTGAATACATATAAAAAGCATCTAGGCCCTAACTTCACTACAGGGGATGCTAGAAGAGTTATGAATCATACAATCAACGGCATACGCCAAGGTAAGATTCCCTTAAAAAGATAAACCGAGCACCCTAAGCTTATAAATAAACGGTAATCACGAGAGTGGTTATATGGTAAGGCCATGGCAATCCCATTTTATTTACAGATAAGCCTAAGGGAAACTCTGATGCAAAGAATACAAGAACCAACCCGCGACTCTCACGTTTCTTCTCCTATTAAGCTAGATGGCGTTGTCGGAGAAAATGGGTGCCTTGGTCTTAATCAAAGAGAATTACAGCAGGCTTCTTAGATCGTTTCTAGGAGGCTTTTTTATTGTTTAAAGGAATATATATGTTTAAGCACGATGATACAGTAGAGATTACAAAGGGGCCTCACGCCGGGGAAAAGGGCTGGGTTCGTAAAACCTCTAACCCTAACCATTATAAAGTAGTTAGTCACTCTGCATACCCTCTACATAGTGGAACAATCCATAAGGATAACCTCAGAGCATGTAAGAATCCTGAAACAAATGAAGCTACCAAAGTAAAGCCATTAGTAACTATCAAGAAAATGAGTTCTAATGAAGCTAACGTTTCAAAGCGTAACATTTCATATGACGTGTACCATGATGGTAAGTATCATACAACCTTTAAAGATGTAAACGATGCTGTAACTCATAGAGATAAAATGAACGAAGAAGTCGATCTACCTATGTTTTCTACAATTAAACATCATTTCGATTTAGGTAAAGGGATGGGTGGAAAAGCTAAGTGGAGTGATCATAGATACGTTGATGAACATGGTAGATCTATTATAACATCCGATGCTGGTAGGCATGGGACAGGTGATACAGAAGGTATGCACGTAGGTGCAGAAGTAGCGTCATTTCATGGGAGCCCTATTACACACGATCCTAAGACTGGAAAACAGTTAATGAGAAAAGAAGAAGTCGAGCTAGACGAGCTTTCACGTAAAACACTTCTCAATTATCGTGATAGAGCATCCGCTGAGCATAGACATTTGTCTGAGCCAGGCGAGGGTCGTCTTAACATTAACGATACCCCTACATATAAAAAGTATCGCAATCGTTTAATAGGTAGCGCTCGTGCTTCTCGTAAAGCTGAACGTAAATACAAAGCTGGTGTGAACGAAGAAGTCGAACTAGATGAAGTTCTAAACATTCAACAGCGCCAGAAGCGAGCACAGATCATTAAGCGCTATAAGTCTAAAATTCAGCGTGCGAGAAAACTTGCCCAGCGTAAGATGGCTCCTAATAAGAACATTAAGAAAAGAGCATACGCTCAAGCTCGTAAGCTTGTTAGAACTCGTATTGCTGGTAAGCGTGGTGCTGATTATGCAAACCTCGGTCCCTCTGAAAAGATGGCAATCGACAAAGCGGTACATGGCAAGCAAGCTCTTATTAAAAAAATCGCTATGCGTCTTGTGCCCCGAGTTAAACAGGCGGAACAGGCGAGATTGCATTCCTTCATGAAAGGCTCTGCCTTAAAAAATCAAGGTAAGGCTGAAGGAAAAGGTAACGGCGGGCTTCATGAAGAAGTTAATGATCTTTTCTCTGAAGCATTCCCTACTCCGTTCTCAGTAAAAAGTAAGAGAGTCTCCCCTGGATCAGATGATGATATGGGCATAGGTAAAAAGTCAATGCCGGATAAAACCAAAGCTAAGACGTCAAGCGAAGGTGATAGAGATGGGGTCGAGCAGGATGGCGAAAAGCTAAAGAACGGCGGTAAACTCGCCCCCGGTAATAAAAATATTATTCAATATTCGAAGTTTGAAGAAGAAGTAGCGCTTGAATCTAATGCATTTAAGGCGCTCGTTAAAAAAGCTGACACCTCTGATATTGAAATTGAAATACTTGGCGAAATTTATGACCGAGGATGTGATGCGTGGCAAGAATCTTGCGGGGTGTCTCAACAACAGTACGCGTTTGCTCGTGTTAATTCCTTTATCAATAAGGGTAATACTTACTATAAGGAAGATGCTGATCTTCAATTCGATGAAGCTCAGCTAGCTGCTATTGGTGGTCATAGTGATTCATCTCGTAGATGGAATGATTACGTAACAAAGAAAAGAGCAACCCTAGCTCAGAGTCGCCGTAAAAAGAAACCAGCGATGGCTGAAGAAACAATTGATGAAAATGCAAAAACTCAACGAAGAATACAAACCCTATCTAAACAGCTTGAAAAACATAGTGATGCATTATCTCTTGCAAAAGAGAGAAGAAAAATGAAAAGTAATTATAGCCGAGGAAGCACTTTAAGCGCTGCTGAAACTAGACATATGCAAAAAATGAGAGAAATCCGATCCGAAATTGATAAACATTCAAAATCTTTAAATGAAAATGCAAAACCATATGTAAGTCATTCCAGTGGTGTTGGAGTTGGAAGAAGTGCAGAAGCTCATGTTTTAGACTCAAACAGTAATATTGTAAAAACCTTTACTAAAAAGGAGCATGGACCAGCTTACTTAAAGAAAGCTAATGCTCATTTAAAAACTAATTTCGCTTCATTGAGTGAAGATTCACAGATAGATGAATTATCTAGTAAAACGCTTGATAGTTATATTAAAAAGTCCACAAATGATCGTACAAAGGCATTTGGTAATGTAAAAAAATATTATAACAGACTTAAAGGTACGGATCAAGCTTACAAAAAGCGTTATGACCTAGAAAAAATGGAAGAAGAAGCAGTTGATCCGGACTACGAAAAGAAGCTTCAAGCACACGGTGAATTATCTAAAAAACTTATACACAAATATGGAGGTATTCATCAAAGAACCCCAAAGGGTAATGGATTTGTACACGCAGCAGCATTTGGAAAGCCGGATCATGTTGTTCTTCGTAATAATCATGAAGACGATAGAATTGCCCACATCAAACATTTAAAGACTGAGCAGGATTATATGAAGAAAGAATCTATCGATGAAGGTTTAATGCCTGCAAAGCATAAAGCAATCGCTAGAACGGTTCACACCGCGCTGGAAGATGAATCTACCCCAGGACCTGTATTTGCTAACAAGGTAAAGATGGCTCATAAAATGCTTAGAGGTAAGTATGGTTCTAATTGGAGAACACAAGCTGGAATTAAAGAAGACCTATACGAAGCTCGCAACCCAAGCACTTCATATGTAAAGCCGCATTTTGGTTCAAGTACCCCTGATTCACAAACCGGATGGAAAGCTTCTAATAAGCACGGTAAGGTTAAGTACTTCGGTATGGACTTTAAAGCTGCGGCTGGCAGACATGCTGGAAATAAAGCTTGGGATAAATCGGAAGAAAAGAGCCGTCAAGCTGGAAAGTTTAGAAAATATTCTGAAGAAGTACATGATAAATGTGGCACTGATGATTGCTGTGGTCAATGTGAACCTGATGTAAACAGTGCATTTGATGCTGCGTTCGGGGAAGAAGTAAGATCTGCTGATACGAAGGGCGTCATTGTTCGTAGAGCAGATGGTACTTCTTATACGCGCAAGCAAAAAGTTAACCGCAAGATTATCAAATCAGGTAATGTTACTGATGGGCAACCAGATCCAGAACAAGAAGGCGAGAATACAAGCACATGAAATATACATCCATGGCAAATACTATCCAATCCATTCTAGAAGGGCGCACGTTGACCCCTATAATAGGTACAGATATTAAAGACCCGCTTGATTCTGAAGAGGATGAAACCCCTACAGATGTAGAGGATGATGAAAATAGTAAAATACGCCTCAAACATCATACTAGACGTTCAATTAGGCATCAGAATAAATTAAAAATTATTGATAACGCATAACCTATAAATAGATTAAATAACTTCACGGAGAAATTAAAATGCACGATATTCTAAAAAACCTACCTAAAGGCCTACTTGCCGATGTTAAAGCTATGATGGAAGGCAAGAAGACCAACAAACATGGTAACGATGTTGTAGGACAAGAAGATTCAGATATCGACAACGATGGTGATTCTGATAATTCTGATAAGTTTCTTGCTAAGCGGCGCACGGCGATTGCTAAGAGTATGAATAAAGAAGAAGTTGAAGAGTTAGATGAACTTTCAAAGGATACTCTTATAAGTTATAAAAACAAGGCTAAGGCTGATCCAGCGTTCGAAAAGCGTAAGGGTAAGATTTCTCACGCTCGTAAAGCTATTATGGCAAAACGTAATGCTGGGATTACACGAGCTGAGCCAAAGATTGCGTCGCACCTTGATAAAGAATATGATCAGAGAGCAAAAAAACGCGCTGAATTAGCTAACGCACTTCATGATCATTTTCATAAACATGCGCCAAAGGTTCTTGCTAAGCATGGTTATACAAAGACGGCTGATGGTAGTAAGTATACCACTTATACTAAACCACACGAGACCGGTCATCAGTTCCATGTGAGTCTTACAAAGACAAGACCAGAGCGTGACCGCGCTGATGGCACGCCAGCCACGCACCAGATAACTAATACATCAGGTTGGTCCGGTGATAAGCATAAAACACATGATGACTTATATTGGGCACGAAATAAAGAGGTGACCCTGGATGATCATAAAAAAGAATCATTAAAAAGCTTTGATGATGCTCTTAAAAAACACCATGAAAACCGTCACAATGATATGATGCGAGAGTCTATTAACATCGAAAGTGATGTTATTCTTGAAGCAGAGAATGCTGTCGACCGTCTAAAGCATCACCACTCACATATTAAAACACTTTTAAAATCTCTTGATGATCATATGGATAAATATGCATCTAAGGCAAAAGAGCATAAAGGATATAAGGGCGATGTGGGTCCACATTGGGGGCACGTTGGTACTTTTGCAAACGTTGCCGATAGCTTAAGCAATATTCACGATTCAATTGCGAAATCTCACGTTGTTAGCGAAGAACTTGAAGAAGGTTATAAAATTCCTTCTAACTACGCTGAACTTGCAGCTAGAAAAAAACGTCGCGCTGAAAAGGATGCCGCCAAAAATGACGATGGCAGCATGAAACCAATTAAACTAACTAAAGGTTGGGGTGACGGCGGTAAGGGTATGAAGGCTAATTACGGGAAGCTTGCTAAAGAAGAAGTAACTTTTTCACAGACTCTTTCACAGGAAGAAATTGATTTTTTTGAAAGTATTGGTAACGAAGACCTAGATGAAGCACGCGGTCGCCCAAAGCGCTCCGTGACTAATCAAGGGTTTACAGTGCACCCAAAGACTAGAGAAAAGTTGATGCATAATAACCCAGATCATATGGCGAGAATTGCTAGGCTTCAAAAAAATGGTCTACTTCCTAAAGTAGAAAAGGAAGCTAGTCAGCATATTATGCAACAGCTTGAAAAGGCTCGTGTGTCTATGAGCGGCACCGGTAAGGTTGACTTTCATGATGGAACATCGCATAATCTATTAGGCTCACACGCCGCTAAGCTTATTACTAAGTATGGTGGTATGAAGCCAGGTGAGAAAGAAGCTTTTCAAAAGAAGATTCATATTTCCCACGCAAACCTAATGAAAGAGCTAAAATAATAGCTTATAAATAGTATTAAGTTACACTTATAAACGGAGAAGTAATATGGCCAATTGGGGCAACACAGACGACGCAGCTAACTCAGTATCATGGGCGCCAGCGCTATTAAATACGGCAGCTAACTCTGTCAATCAAACTGCACTATATGGTAATACTAATATGGGTGCGTTTGAAGCTAAAGAAGTTAACGCACAAGTTGGACTTGATGACTCAGAACCAGCGTACCGATTCGGTTCGCATGCTGGGTGGAATCTTAAGACAACAGGTACGGGATCTATTACTAGCATTACTATTACCACGCCAGGTACCGGGTACGCTAACACAGATACTTTCGTTGTTGCCGCAACAGGAACCGGCTCTGCCAACGCTACGGGCACTATTGGTACAGACGGATCGGGTGCAATCACTTCAGTAGTTCTTACTACCGGAGGAACTGGATTTACAACCGCCGCACCGACAGTCGTAATTACAACCGGGGCTGGTACCACTGGCGTTCTAACAGCAGCTGCTGGTGGTCGCGCAGGTCGTGTTAGTTATGAAACACTCGTTGCAATGGGTACAATCGTTTAATTTGAATGAACTGAAACTAGTAGTTACCGCTAGCTATTTATTAAGATAACATATAATATGAAAATAGAGAATATTAACGAAGATAATTTTGTACTATTTGCTGCAAAGCATTATGACAATGCGGCATGCCATGACACAATAGAGTTTTACGATGATTTAAAGAGATTTAAATATATCAAGAGACTATTTGGGAAGTATGAAGAAACAGGTGACCTGCGAGAGAGGCTTATCCTGAATCATATAATTATATTATATAATGTTTTTGGTCAAGAGGCAACTAGAATGTTGTTTTTTAAGTTAGATTCTTATTATTATTGCTTAAAACCTTTTTTAGTGATGTTACACTTTATGCCAGAAAAAGTAGAAAATATTGGGCACGAGGGTAGGGATATTTTTTCTAGTGATATACCTATGGATCAGCACGTAATTGATATATTAAGGAAGATATAAATGAATAAAGAGATAAAAATAAAGGGGTCAATTCACGATTGGAAACGAGCCCTACCTAATGATATTTCTCATATTGATTCGACTGAAGATGATAGGGTCTCTCATGCATATAAAAAAATAAATGGTAAGAAGGTCCGTTTTGGTTCTTATCACCATAATGCAAAGTATGGCACATTTAAAGAAGAAGCACCAGCTAACTCTGCAGGAGGCGGTGGTGTGGCCGCCATCGGGGTCGGCGCAGATGGTGAGCCGGGTGTAATGCCAAAAGCGGTATCCAGATATAAGAAAAAAAATAAAGAAGGTGAGCCAAAAGCTGGCCGTAAAACATTTACGCAGTTTATGAAGGGTATATAATATGTTTAGCTTAATACCACTACCAGTAAAGATAGGCGTGGCTGCTATTGCTTTGGCCGGCGCAGCTGGTTTTGGCTATATGAAGGGTAGTGAAAAATCTGCAATTGCATTAGCAAATTATAAAGCGACCGCAGAAGAACAAATCTCTGAACTTAAAGATAAAAATGCAGCGATAAATGATAATGTTACAGTGAAGTATGTTGATCGCGTGAATACAATTAGAGAAAAAGAAACGATTTATAGAGATGTGGTTGCTCGCCAAAAACCACAATATAATCTATCAATAGGTTGGATTTACTTGCATGACGCCGCAGCTAGGATGGCTAACCCAAACATGGAAATGGCAGCTGATAGTTCGCCTTCAGGAATTATGGACACAACTGCGCTGAATGTGGTAACGAGTAATTACGCAATTTGTAGTCAAACTTCCAGTCAACTCAAAGCACTTCAAGAATGGATTAAAGATACACAAGCGGCTGTAAAAGCTAGTAATGAAGAGGTAAAGAAATGAAACAAATTTCACTAGTTATAACATTAGCCCTCCTTAGCGGCTGCAGCACTACAAAATTAATCCCACAGGCTTATATGCCAGCGCCACCTAGTATCTTAATGCAACCCCCTGGGGAGCTTAATACTATTAGACCTACAGAAACACAAGAAGAAGATCCAAATGGAAAATTTTGATGATTTCATCATTGAAGAGGACGGTGATGATTCCTCTTCCGATGCAAAGAAAAATACGATCAATTTTATCGTATCTAACTTTTACCGGTTTATCAATAGTGGTAATGATGGTGACGACCGGGCGCTTCTAATGCTTATCGGGGCCCTAAGTGTTTTAAACACAAGCGATGACTCTACAGCAATTCAAGCAGCAAGACGTCTTACCCAAATGGCACTAGTAAGAAGAAAATAAAGGAAATTTTATGAATATTTTAAAAAAGATTAAAGATTGGTTTAGTGCAGATAATAGTACCCTAATTGAACAGTTTAGAGAAAATATCTCAGAAGACTCTAAGGTAACAAAGCCCTCAACACCACGGGTTAAAAAACCAGTCACCTCAACGCGTAAAAAACCTGTAGAGAGTATTTACAATAAGGATAAAACCACCACAAAAAAAGCGCCAGCTAAGCCACGCAAACCAAGAGCTAAAAAAAGCTAAATAATATAATAATACAAATTGATTCTTTAATTTTCATCATGTAGTACAAAACACAGGATGAAATAATGAAAAAATTCTTTAAACAAATATTTACAGATCCTGGCGGGGGGTATTCTTCCAAAAGAGCTGTAGTACTATTAGGTGTATTTCTTATTGCAACAGGGTATATTGCAAATTTATTTTTTGATTACACCGTAGAACAATTTATGTTTGAGTCTGTTATGTATATCGTTATTGCAGGTTTCGGGATCTCAGGAGCTGAGAAATTCGCTCCTAAAGATAAACAACAAAGTAAAGAGATTGAAGAATAATGCCTGAAACACTACCCATACAAAATTCAAAGAAAATTGATAAAGTTACGGAAGCTGTAAATAGACTACAACAGGATATGGCACAGGTTGGTTCTTTGGTCGGTCGCTTGGATATTACTATTGAGAAACTTACAGAGGTATCTACTACCGTCTCGCAGCTGCTTGCTGTACAGGGTAATAGAATTGAATTTCATGAAAAGGAAGGGGAAAAGTTGGCTCAAATATTAGAATCTCGCCGCCAAGAAGAACTCCAACATATTAAAGATGTTTACAACCGTATTGAGACAGTAGAGATTGATCTACGTAAAGAAGTAGATAATTCGTATCAAAAAGTATCTGATAAAATTGATGGTACACAAGAAGCTAATGATGTTAGCCGTAAAGAGTTTAATAAAGAAATTACAGATAGATTAGGTCGTTTAGAAAAATGGATCTGGTCCTTAGCCGGCGGCGGTATTGTTGGCGTATGGTTATTTAATAGTATAGATATTACCAAATTATTCTAAATAACAGTTGCACTAGTCTCGAATATAGCATATAATCATAATGTGATACAATAACTATATGGATTATATGTATGTCTTTGATATGGCTTGACTCGAAATACCTTTCTCTATTATCATTCCGACTACGGAACTTCAAGAGAAAAGGAAATAACAACTGGAACTTCTCATGTCCTTTCTGTGGTGATTCAAAAACAGACACAAGTAAGGCAAGAGGGTATGTATTTCCATCTAAAGGTAAACTAAGGTATTATTGTCATAATTGTACAATACCTGGTATAGATATCCCTAAACTAGTAAAACACGAAGACCAAGGTCTTTACGACGAATATATTAAAGAGAAGCTTGTATCATCAGGATCGCTTCGTGAAAAGTCTGACGTAGAACTCTTTGCTGATAAGATGAAAAAACCTACGTTTGTTAAAGCTACTCCCCTTAAGAAATTAAAAAAGATATCACAACTTCGACCTGATTCACCTGTCAAGGCTTATATTAATAAGCGTCAGATTCCCCCTAATTACCATTTTAAACTCTTCTACTGTAGCAAGTTTATGTCATGGGTAAATGAGTTTGAGCCTGGGAAGTTTGATAATGTTGAATATGATGAGCCGAGACTCATTATACCATTAATCGATGAAGAAGGCAACTTGTTTGGGGTACAAGGTAGATCATTTAAGAAAAATGCATCTCTCCGTTATATTACAATTATGTTTGATGAAACAAAGCCTAAACTTTATGGGCTTGATGCTATAGATGAACTCCTACATATATATGTAGTAGAGGACCTATTGACTCAATGTTTCTTCCTAACGCATTAGCATCTGCTGGTTCAGACCTCACTTCTAATCTCAGCTATATATCAGATGATCCTTCAAAGTTTACTATAATTTACGATAATGAGCCGAGAAATAAAGAGATAATAGCTAAGATAGAAAAATCTATTGATAAAGGCTATCCTGTTTGTATATGGCCGGAAACTGTAGAGCAAAAAGATATTAATGATATGATTATAAAAGGCGGGCTCTCTAAGAACAAAGTAGTTGATATTATTGAAGAAAACACCTATATTGATCTAGAAGCTAAATTAAAATTACAACAATGGAAAAAGATATAATGTACTCATCTGAACTAATTCGAAAAATGCCTCTAAATCCTAAACGAAAAATTCTATTTGTTGTTTATAATGACACTATGATTAAAGAAGCTGAGCAAATTATTGCAACGATCCATAGCCGCGATTACTTGTGGAATAATGTTACTGTTGTTTCGTTTGACAAAGATTTTAATCGCCAGGGTGTAGATTATGATGTATACATTGATCCTATGGTATTCAAGTATAAAAACTCATGGAATGATTAATGTGGTTGCGGAAGATATTATGTCGATTAGGTTGGCATAGTTGGACCCCTTGGGATCAACCCCGCTGGATTAATGATAATAAGAACGCGATGCAGTATCGTAAGTGTATTTGCTGTCAAAAGCAACAAAGGAATATTATATGATGACATTTAAAGAACGTATGCTCTATCTTGAAGGTATACAAACCAAAAATAAGAATAATACCCACCCTAATGGAACATATGCTTCCGTAACCTTATCTAAAGCTTCACAGAAGACATTAGATGATTGGGTTACAGCTTATAAGATCCCTAATGCTACAGAGCCTTCTACATACCATTCAACTTTGATTTATTCACGTAAAGGTGTACCAGAAGCTCAAGATTACAAAGTAGATCTCCCCATCAAAGCTAAGATTGATCATTGGAAGATATTTAAGACCCAAAAAGGGGAAGATGCTCTAGTTGCAATTATGAACGCTCCGATATTAACACAGCATCATAAAAATATTCGTAAACAGTATGGAGCTACTCATGATTTCCCAGACTACCACCCACACGTGACAATCAGTTATGATTTCGGCTCTGATATCGTACCTAAGGAAGTGCCTGATCTCGAACTAGAGTATGATTCGAAAGAATTTAAAGCTCTCGATCCAGATTTTGTGCCACCTAAGAAATGACTGACAAATTAACCAGGCATTCAAATGCTTCTTACACATATGCTCTTCGAGATACAGCAGACATGTATCAAAATGATACACCTGCTGTGTGTGCTGTATTACGCGATTGTGCAGATATTATAGACGCGCTAACCGAGAAGCTTGAGAGATGAAAGTAATTATCGCAGGTACACGATACAAAGATCCTGAGAATAAAATTCCGTTTGACGATTATAATTTGGTAGTTAATTCTATACATAGATCTAAATTCATTATAACTGAAATAGTTAGTGGTCAAGCTATTGGAGTTGATTTGCTTGGGGAGCGGTTTGCCTCCGCTAACAACATCTCAGTGAATACTATGCCTGTCACGCCCGAAGAGTGGAACCGCCTAGGAAGACGCGCCGGCCCAATGCGTAATAAACGTATGGCTGAGTACGCAGACGCTGCTGTAATTATTTGGGATGGGAAGTCTCCTGGGTCACGTAATATGATTAATGAAATGATTAAACTAGAAAAGCCATATTACATTGGAATGACTTATAATAATATTGAGGATTTTATGTAATGATAACTAACCACGATAAGGGCTTAGTAATAGAAGCATTTGGCGTAGATTCAATAAGAATGATTTACGGGAATAAAATGTGGCATATTCAATATAAAAACAAAAATAAAAGTATCTTTTGGAAAACATATTGCACATATGCTAACTATGATGAAGCTGTAAAAATTTTTAAAGCGCTTGAAGACAGTGGAATAATAACCATACATAGGTATTCTAATAAAACAGCAATGGAGATAATATTGAGATGATTTCTAGTAAAGTAAACCTAGTAGGTATAACAAAGCCTAGCTCTTATACAGGCTGCCTTACTCCTGCTGAACTAATCGCATGGGCAGCTCGTGTCTCTAATCCCAACAATCAAAATAATACGTCAACAGCTATTGGGCTTATTAAATATTTGATTAAACATGAACATTGGTCTCCGTTTGAGATAGTACATATTTCAATGGAAATAAATACAACACGGGACATTGCTCGACAAATTCTTCGGCATCGTTCATTCTCTTTCCAAGAATACTCCCAGCGGTATGCTGACCCAACAGCTGATCTAAACTTCCATCCACGTGAAGCTCGACTTCAAGATAAAAAGAGCAAGCAAGCTTCGCATGAAACTGATGATAAGCGCCTGTTGGAGGATTGGGTTATACGTCAGATGGTAGTTATTAACAACGCTAAAGTCGCACATAATTGGGCTACAGAAAACGGAATTGCTAAAGAGCAGGCGCGTGCTGTGCTTCCAGAAGGTAATACGGAATCAGTTATAATTATGGCTGGCTCCCTCCGTAGTTGGGTACATTATTGCCGACTGCGAATGAAGTGGGATACACAAAAAGAACATCGCATTGTTGCTGAACAAGCTTGGGAAGTTATTAAAGCTCATTTCCCAGATATTACAGAAACCGTAGAACATATTGAATACATAGAGCAACTTAAAACTATTTTGTTTAAAACACTACAAACACATATTGAAACAGGTACATCACCTGAAGATATAATAAAAGAATTGACCTCCCTGATTGAAAGAATTTAAATTATGAGTAAAAGAGTATTAGTTACCGGAGGCGCCGGGTTTATTGCTGCGCATTTTATTGAAAACATTCTTAAGACAACAGATTGGGAAGTTGTAAGCCTTGATCGACTTGATTTTTCAGGCAATCTAAATAGGCTTCACGAAGCAGTATTATCTGCCCCTGAATCAGAGCGTAAGAGAGTAAAGATTGTTCATCACGATCTTAAAGCCGAGCTTAATCCCCAAATTCAACAAATGATTGGACCTATTGATATTGTTGCGCATATTGCAGCAGGCTCTCATGTAGATCGATCTATCGATTATCCAATGGAATTTGTAATGGATAATGTTGTCGGGACAGGTAATATACTCGAGTTCGCTCGCCGGCAAAACAATCTTGAGAAGTTTATATACTTCTCTACAGATGAAATCTTTGGCCCTGCTCCTAATGGGATTAAGTATAAAGAAAACGATCGATATAACTCTACAAACCCGTATTCAGCATCAAAAGCTGGGGGCGAAGAGCTTGTAGTAGCGTATGAAAATACGTATAAACTCCCGGCAATCATCACACATACGATGAATGTATTTGGAGAACGTCAGCATCCAGAAAAATATATTCCAATGTGTATTAAGCGTACACGTGATGGTGAGTTGATATCTATTCACTCAGACCCAACTAAGACTCAAGCTGGGCAACGTCACTATATTCATGCAAAAGATGTTAGTAATGCCCTAATGTTCCTTCTCAATTTTGCTAAATACGACACGTTGCAACCTGACTTTGGTGGTGCCAAGTGCCAGAAGTTTAATATTGTCGGGGCAACAGAATTAGATAATCTACAGTTAGCACAAATCATTGCTGACGCTCAAGGTAAAGAACTGGTATACGAGATGGTGGATTTCCACTCTGCTCGTCCTGGACACGATTTACGATATGCTCTTGACGGTTCTAAAATGAAAAATATGGGCTGGGAACCGCAACCCGTTGAAACAAGACTTCAAGAAGTTATTGATTGGACTTTAAATAACCCGCGTTGGTTACAGGATTGATAAAATGAATATAACAGAATCAGATGTTGCTAAACTTTACCATGAGCTTTTTCCTCATGTTAATTATTGGGGACAATCGCGAGCCGTAAAGCAAAAGTATCGGGATGCTCTTAAAGCGGTACTGAAGTATAAACAGGAATGTGAATGTAAATGATTATAAGCGTAATTAAGCGAGATGGTCGCAAAGAAGCTCTCGATATTGATAAGATTCACAAAGTTACAGAATGGGCATGCGAAGGACTTGCTGGTGTTTCTGTAAGTGAAATAGAACTAGCAGCACATCTTCAGTTCTATAATAATATTAAAACTGAAGATATTCATGAAACATTAATTAAAGCTGCAGCAGAACTGATTACAGAAGAAACACCTAACTATCAGTTTGCGGCTGGCCGTCTCATTAATTACCATCTTCGTAAAGAAGTATATAATAGCTTTACACCGACAACAGTATATCAGCACTGGATCAAAATTGCTAGAATAGGTTACTATGATCACCAACTTGAGAAGGATTATTCTGTAAAGGAATGGGGTATAATTGAAGGGTTTATCGACCACAACCGCGATAATAATCTCGCGTATGCAGGTATGGAGCAATTTCGTGGTAAGTATTTAATTAAAAATAGAGTAACCGGGCAAATATACGAAACCCCACAAATGACGTATATTCTAATAGCAATGACTCTTTTCTCTAATTACCCTAAAGAAACACGACTTAAATGGGTAAAGGATTTATACGATGCTTTATCTAATTTCGATATTAGTTTTCCTACACCTATTATGTCTGGTGTTCGTTCCTCATCCAGGCAGTTTAGCTCCTGTGTATTAATAGAGTCGGATGATGATCTCAACTCCATCATAGCAACATCAGGAGCTATCACAAAATACGTATCGCAAAAAGCTGGAATCGGGATTGGCGGTGGGAGAATTCGAGCCGGTGGAAGTGAAGTGAATGGGGGAATAGTAAGTCATACCGGTGTAATTCCATTCTGGAAAACATGGCATTCAGCTGTTAAATCCTGTAGTCAGGGCGGGGTCCGAGGTGGTGCAGCTACACTTCACTATCCTTTTTGGCACTTCGAAGTAGAAGACTTTCTAGTTCTTAAGAACAACAAGGGTACAGAAGAAAATCGTATTCGTGGGTTGGACTACTCTGTTCAGTTTAATAAAGTTATGTACGAGAGACTTCTATCTGGAGGAAATATCACTCTCTTTTCACCGAAAGATGTACCCGGGCTATATGAAGCTTTCTTTGTAGACGTAGATCTATTTCGTGAATTATATGAAAAATATGAACGCTCAAGAACAATTCGAAAAAAAGTTGTTCCGGCAGCTGAACTATTTGCATCCTTTATGCAAGAACGTAAAGACACAGGACGCATTTACCTCCAGAATGTAGATCACTGCAACGATCACGGCTCATTTATAAAAGAAAAAGCTCCTATTAGAATGAGTAATCTTTGCCAAGAGATCACCCTCCCTACAAAACCTCTCTATGACCTTAACGATGCCGCGGGTGAAATCAGTCTATGTACATTAGCAGCTAATAACTGGGGTAGAATTAAGAAGCCATCTGACTTTGAAGTGCCATGTGCTTTAATAGTGAGAGCCTTAGATGCACTATTAGATTATCAAGCATACCCTGTAAAGGCCGCTGAGCTAAGCACTAAAAAACGTAGACCGCTTGGGGTAGGTATTATTAACTTTGCGTATTGGTTAGCTAAAAATGATTCAAATTATTCTAATCCTAACCTCGAAAAAATTCATGAATATGCAGAGGCATGGTCTTACTATCTCATTAAAGCATCTGTAGATCTAGCTGAGGAGTTTGGAGCGTGCCCTGGTAATCTAGATACACATTATAGTAATGGTACCTTTCCTAAGGATACATACAAAAAAGAAGTTGATTCTTTAGTGAAACCAGTATATAAGATGGATTGGGCAACTTTAAAGATAAAGGCTAAAAAGTTTGGTATTCGTAACTCAACTCTCATGGCCCTTATGCCAAGTGAAACATCCGCTCAAATCTCAAACGCTACTAATGGTATTGAACCGCCTCGTAGCCTGGTGTCGTTTAAACAATCAAAAGATGGCGTGTTAAAACAAGTTGTACCTGAGATCTATAAGCTCAAGAATAAGTATGAACTACTCTGGGATCAAGAGTCTCCAGAGGGGTACCTGTCAATAATGGCCGTACTTCAGAAGTTTATTGATCAATCTATCTCTACAAATACTTCGTATAATCCTAAGTTTTACCCTGATGGTAAAATTCCAATGTCTGAACTACTTCAACATTTAATTTACTGTTACAAATACGGGATAAAAACTCTATACTACTTCAACACTATGGATGGAGCTGGAGAAATTGATATTCATGAAGAACTCATGCAGGTAGATATTGGAGATAATGAAGGTTGTGATAGTTGCGAAATATAATTCAAAATATGATGGATGATATAGAATCTTTAGAAAATCCATACCATATAAGATGGCAATATGATCAGCATGATATTTACGAAGATGCTAAAGAAGCCGCATCTGATATTCTAAGAACTTATTTGGAGAATACACCATGTACGATGAAGAACCAGAGTTCCACGAAGGCCGTAGAGGTAAAAGACGTAGATTAACTACAAATAAGATTGAACGTCAAAAACGAATTGCAAAATCCCACGGGCTCTCAATTAATACTCCTCACCGTTTTGCAAAACATCACGCCACAAACTGCGGGCAAACACGATGTGTAATGTGTGGGAATCCTAGGTGTATATGGGGTGAAAAAACCTTACAAGAAAAAATATTTGAAACACAAGAAAGTATAATAGAGTCATGGGCTGTGAAGTATGCAAAAGAAACATAACTACAATAGGTGTTTTTGCTAGTCAAGTTACACCTATATCTTTTAACCAGTTTCAAGAGTGTATTGATAATTGGGCAGAACCGATATCGACGCTGCTTCTTACTCAGGAATTGAATCCTGAACAAGAAAATCTCTCAAAATGTACTTTTTTTGAAAATGGTGAATATAAAAGGTTTATTAATAAATGACTGAAGTAAAAGAGGGTGATTATATAAACATAGATAATGACAAATGGGAAGATTTTAAAAAAGACTACTATGTCCATAGAGCTATATATAGAGAAGATACAACCGCTGTGTCGCTTGTGTTAGAATATAAAGATGAAATTATAAGATGCACAGTAGCAAAAAATCAGATTGTGAAAGTTAAATAATGTCAGTATTTTCAACAACAAATAAAAAGAGTCACGTAGATAGAACTATTTTCTTTGATGAGCCGGTAGATATTGCTCGTTATGATAAAGTGAAATACAGTCAATTTGAAAAACTGACTGAGCAACAACTATCCTACTTCTGGCGCCCTGAAGAAATTGATGTATCACGAGACTCGAAAGATTTTAGAGGCTCTCTGACCAAACATGAACAATTTATCTACACGTCAAATCTTAAAAGACAGACCCTTCTTGATTCTGTACAGGGCCGGGCTCCTTCCCTTGCTTTCCTTCCTATATGTTCGCTCCCTGAAGTGGAAAACTGGATCCAGGCATGGGCGTTTTTTGAGACGATCCACTCTAGAGCTTACACGCACATCATTCGTAATGTGTATACTGATCCGAGCAAGATATTCGACGAACTCCTCGATATTAAAGAAATTGTAGATTGTGCCGAGGACATCAGTAAGTACTACGATGATTTAATAGACTGGAATGTTATGAGATATAATAATTCTTCGGTATCAAACACGCCACCATATAATGTATATGAACACAAAAAAGCTTTATGGAGATGTCTAAATGCTGTTAATGCTCTTGAAGGTGTTAGATTTTACGTTTCCTTTGCTTGTTCTTGGAATTTTGCTGAGCTCAAAAAGATGGAAGGCAACGCGAAGATAATAAAACTTATCGCTCGTGATGAAAACCTTCACCTCGCAGCCACTCAACAGTTAATTAAACTACTTCCTAAAGACGATAAAGACTTTGCAAAAATTGCAAAAGAGCTTGAGGATGAATGTATTCAAATCTTTATGGATGTAGTTAATCAAGAAAAGGCTTGGGCTCACTATCTGTTTAAAGATGGCTCCATGATTGGCTTGAACGAAAAGCTACTATGTGATTACGTTGAATGGATCGCCAAGAAGAGAATGGCTGCAGTAGGACTACCTTCAACGTTTGCAGGAGGCTCAAACCCCCTCCCATGGACTCAAAAATGGATCGCCGGATCAGATGTTCAAGTCGCGCCTCAACAAACTCAAATTAGTTCATATGTGATAGGTGCTGTGAAACAAGATGTAGATAGTGATACTTTTAAAGGTTTCACTCTTTAAATATGCTATATGTACCAGAAATTGAAGAGTGTATTGCTTTTGCAACTAAGTTAGGGGCGAAACGTATAATTGAAATTCCTATTATTTCAAATAATTCTTCAAAATTATTTAATTGTCATAGTAATTGTAAACTAAATCCAGTTAGGGGGGTTTATTTCACTAGAGATTCACATGGAATACTTCATGCTTTTAGTCATTCAGTTTTAAAAACAAATGATGGGTTGAGAGATATAACACCGGTTTTAGATAATAGAAAATATAATATTTTCAGTTATGGTGGAAATATTAAAACAAATATTCAACACTTTACATATGTAGAAGATACAGTCTTTATAAATAGGAAAGAACAGGAGACAGAATTAATGTACTATATTTATGGTTTAATAGATCCTAGAACTAATACCCCTTTCTATATCGGCAAGGGAAAAGATAATAGATGTTTACAGTATTTTACGGAGAGTGCTTTAAAGAATGAAGGTAATACAAAAAAAACTGCAAAAATTAAAAAACTTAAAAAATTAGGTTATGAACCACATATTGAATTTTATGCTCAAAATATAGAAGATGAAGATTTAGCATATGAAATAGAAGTTGCGTTTATAAAGAAATACGGGAGAATCGGTATCGATGATTGCGGGGTATTAACAAATGTGACCTTAGGTGGGAATACCCCACCTAACCATAAAGGAAAAACGTATGAACAGATTTATGGTATTGAACAAGGTGAAATTCAAAAACAAAATAGACATAATCTTCAAATAACAGCTGGCGGGTGGTTCAAAGGGCATACACATAGTGAAGAGATGAAGGCAAATCATAGTAAACGTTTTAGTGGTAAAAATAATCCTAGGTATGGTGTTAAAGTTGCTGGGACTGAAACTGCTAAAAAGATTAGTATAGCAAATAAAGGAAAAAAACGGCCAGGTATGAGTTATGCAGTTAATCTAATTAATACACATACCCGAGAAAAGCATAATATGCTTTATAGCGAGGTATCAAGTTTTTGTAAAGCTAATAATTTAAGCTTCGGTACGCTTCAAAAACAATTGTATAAAAATTCACCAATAAGTAAAAGAGGTAAAACTAAAGGATGGAAAATACAAAGAGATGTATAAGGAAGGATTAATATAAATGAAATGGACTGAATGCCATAGTTGCGGGTCTGAATACCGAGTAGTATCTGACTCGGATGCTCTTATCGAGTTTTGCCCTTACTGCGGGGACTCCATAGAGCATGAAGAAGAAATAGAAGATTATTATGAGGAAAATATAGAAGAATAATGTGGATATTTAAGGAAAAAGAGTTTATAACAAGTGATATACCCGATGGCGCTGTAGGGTTTGTTTACTGTATAACTAATCCATCCGGGGATAAGTATATTGGGCAGAAGAGATTTTGGAAACCAAAAGTACTCAAACCTCTTAAAGGAAAAACACGCAAACGTAGATCAATCATCGAAAGTGATTGGCAAACTTACGTAGGATCCTCTAAACTAGTTCAAGAGCAAGTAGCTGAGCTAGGATTAGAAAACTTTAAGAGAGAGATCTTAGAAATTTGTTATTCTAAAGGAATGCTATCCTATACAGAAGCTAAGATGCAATTTGACCTAGGCGTGCTATTCGATGAGAATTACCTTAATGGAATAATCCAAACACGCGTAAATAAGAAACATATTATCAATACTAAACCGAATGATAAATAAGGAAATATATAATGGGAAAGAAGAAAAGCCGTACTACATACTCATCAAAAGGTGAGCGTAGAAACGTAGCAAAAGACATTCTTAAACTAGTTAAGAACACCACGTCTGCTTTTGATAAGCATGCTAATAAGGTGATCGCTTGGCAGCTCGGAAAAAATCCTTGGATAACCGTGAAGAACCCTGCAGATGGCACAAATCGACCATATCTAAAGGTCCGCGCGAATGATATTATGGGAGACCCTAAACGACGCGGTGCTAATCTCTTTAACAGAAAAGGCCCTGAAAATGAATAACGTTATAATTTATACAAAAGAAAATTGCCCTTCATGTGTAAGGGCAAAGCAACTGTTAAATATGAAGTCGGTTCCATTTATTGAGAATGTGATTGGTCGTGATCTCCTACGTGAAGATTTCATGGCAACTTTCCCCGAGGTACAAACAGTACCTCTTATTATTATTGACGAACAGAAGGTACATGGTTATGAAGCACTCCGAGAATATTTCGACAGTCAGCCCCAGTTTCTCAAAGGATAAACTACAGCAGCATCTCAGAGATTTTATCGCTGAAGTTACGTTTACAAAGAAAGATGGTACAGAGCGCGTAATGCTATGTACACTTAAAGCTGATATTCTTAATGATGGTGTAACATATGAGAAAAAAACTGACCGAGTAAAGAAAGAAAATCCTAACGTATTACCCGTTTGGGATGTTGAAGCTCAAGGTTTTCGCTCAATTAACATTGACACTGTTACAAAAGTCTCACCTCCTATTTTAGAAGATCTTACATGAAAACGCTTATAACAGGCGCTTCTGGTTTTCTTGGCAGTACTATTATTAATGATTATAGAATTTTCTTCGGTGATGTAGTTGCTATGTCTCGTTCACAACGATCGTTTGATAATAGGCTTGTAAAATCATACGCAATTGATATTTGTGATACTAATGTTACAAGTTTAATTCAAGAAAACGCCCCAAACGCAATCATCCACACAGCCGCTCGCTCAATCGTTCAAGATTGTGAGAGAAACCCTGCACAAGCTTTTATGGTTAATGTGCAGGGAACTGTCAACGTATTAGAAGCTGCACGGCGTATGGGTACTGATATTCCCGTTGTTGTTCTTGAGACTGATAAAGTGTATGGACAACAACCACCGGAAAACATTCCTACATCAGAAGAGCATCCGCTCTTAGGAAATTCCCCTTACGAATCATCAAAGGTGATGACAGCTCAGGTGTGTGAATTCTATCGTTCTTATTACGGGATGAGAATATATTCACTTCGCCCAGCCAACATTTATGGTTATTGGGATACGAACAAATCACGTATTATTCCAAACACGTTTACAAAGCTTATTAATAATGAGTCCCCAGTAATATATTCAGATAGTAAAGATCAGCTTCGGGAATATGTATATGTAGATGATTTGGTACTAGCTATTGCTAGTATTATTAGAAAAGAACCAAATGTAGAACCTGGCGCCTTTAATGTATCGAGTGGTATTGTTAAGTCTCCAGAGCAAGTAATCAATATCATTAAAGAAACAATGGGGAGTTCGATCGAAACAACAATCATCGAAAAACCATTTGCGTTTAATGAAATTAACAATCAAGCATTGACCGGTGATAAACTAATCAATGCGCTTAAAATTAATGAAACAGATAGACTTAAATTCACACCTATGGAGACAGCAATTCAAGATATGTGGGAAAAAATTAAAAATAGAGGTTATGGAGTATGACATTTGCACACGACAGTATGGCAGTAAACGCAAAAGGTGGAACAGAGCTAATGCGTGATGGGCTCGAGTCTAGATTGCCTACAGAGCTTTTAGATAAATTTCAGATTTTTATCTCGCGTGTAGAAGAAGATATGGATAATACGAGACACCGGGTTCTTTGGTGTCAAGATCTTCCTGGCGATCCCGCTTCAGATCACCTAAAAAATGAGGGTTGGAAGAAATTTCATAAAATTGTTTTTGCTACAAACTGGCAAATGCAGGCTTTCATTAATCATTATCAAATTCCTTGGTCGCACTGTATTGTTATTCCTAATTGTACCATACCGATACCTGAGCATGAAAAACCTAAAGACGGTATTATTCGTTTAGCGTATTGGTCAACCCCTCATAGAGGCTTAAATATTCTGATACCAGTATTTAAAAAACTATGCGAAAAATATGATAATATCGAGCTTGACGTTTATTCGTCGTTTGAAATATATGGCTGGGGAGAAAGAGATGCTCAATTCCAAGAACTTTTTGAGGAATGTAAAAATCATCCTAATATTAATTACCACGGCTCAATCCCTAATAGCGATCTTAAAAAAGCCCTAGAAAAGACTCATATCTTAGCTTACCCGTCAACTTGGACAGAGACTTCATGTATTACCCTGATGGAAGCTATGTCCGGTGGGTTACTCTGTGTACATTCTAATCTCGGGGCATTACCTGAAACAGCTGATGGTTGGACACAGATGTACCAGTTTAATGAAAACCTAAACGAGCATGCTTCTGTATTTCATTATGAGCTTTCTGTAGCGATCGAACATTATTGGAATGATATGGTGCAATCTCGCCTTAAAACTGCTAAAACGTATGCAGATGTATTTTATAATTGGGAACCGCGAGCGATGCAATGGGAAGGCCTATTGAATTCACTTTTACATCTACCAATGGAACTCCCAGCCCCGCCGGAAGAGGTTTTTTCATATAGTACGTAAAAAGAGTTGCCTTTTTATGAGAAAGGGACTATAAGAAGGTATATTAAGAAAAACAAGGAAAGTTTAAATGGGACAGCGTACGATTCGGGTTAAAAAGACCAAGAAGACTACAAGAATGTCAAAAGCATCAGTTAAAGTAGTTGATGATAAATATTATGGCGCGGAACAAAGCACGGTGGTAACAGATATCCCCGGGCTAACCGCGGCGTTGAATTGGTATAATTATATGATGGATAGCGATAAGGCTCGTATATTTCTCATTGATTATATGAAAAAGAATAATTTTCAGAAGTCTGAAATTAGCGCGGTGAAGCGTGTTCCAAAATATAATATACCTTCTACTATAGGTTGGTTGGCTCGTATTCAATCGAACGGTAACGTTTTAATCAAACCTGAATACTTTAATATCCGCCTCGCAGAAATTATTGCTCAGGGTATTGAGATCAAAGAGGAAGCCCTGGTTGAAAAAGATAAAACAGTAATATCTATCCAGGACCGCATGATCGCTAAAAATAACCTTCTTTTCGCTGAAGTTGAAGCAGAAGTAATTGATGCTCGTGAATCTATGTACGAGTATTTAATCAGTAACGAGATTACCCCGGCAGCAGCTACGTTTTTTCAATCTAAATATGCTCCTATTTATGAAGAGCTCATGTCAGATGAGGAACAAGTGAACGAGGCGTGGGGAAAAGAATTAACCCCTGAACGTAAGTTCTGGAAGGCTGTTATGGATGACCTCGAACGGTACATTAATAACAAAAAAGCAGTTAAAATGCGCAAGCCGCGAGCAAAAAAGACAAAGTCTGCGGTGGATATTATCAGTAAGATGAAGTTTCAGGAAGCATTTCCGCCTCTTAAAATTGTTTCGGTAAATCCTGCGGAGCTTATTGGAAGTTCACAGGTTTGGACATATAACACCAAGTATAAAAAACTAGCAATGTACAATGCTCAGGGGCCCGCTGGAATCAGTGTAAAAGGCACCACATTGATTGGTTTTGACCCTGAGAACAGTGCTATGAAGGGGGTTCGTAAGCCTTCTGAGGTGACAGAGCAAGTACTCTCTGCTGGTAAAATTCAACTACGTCGAGTAATGGATACCCTCAAAACAAAAGGATCCGACCCTACTGGGCGTATAAATAGTGATACGATAATTCTAAGGGTCATTAAATGAGTGATAATATAGTACTATTTCCTAAGCAAAAAAAGGACTCACCTCCTAATTCTATGGATCAAGTATATCAAACTGCATTAGAATCACGTAAAGATCATATCGAATATCTAATTGATGAAGTATTATCAGATTCGTTTAATTATGTTAGAGAATCTGGATTCGATCTAGGTGAAGAAAAATGCGTAAAGACTACGGCAATGCTTGTAGAATCTCTGCGATCGGCGTTATATCAATCAGCTGGAATATGGCATCCCATGCAGTCCGTTGCTGGGATGATGTTTGAGCAGGCATCCGAACCAATGGAAATAACGGATGAAGAGCTATTGAGTTTTGATCCGTACAGTGAACCCACTTCAAATACGACTATATGAAGTTTAAATTATGAATGGATTTATATAAAATGATAATCGTTGACCTATCTCAGACTATGATTTCAAATTTTATGGCACAGATTGGAAACCATACTAATATTCCAATTGAAGAAGATTTACTACGACATATGATTCTTAATTCTCTCCGTAGCTATAACTCAAAACATCGTAATGATTATGGTGAGATGGTAATTGCGTGCGATGACACTAATTACTGGCGCCGAGAGGTGTTTCCATATTACAAGGCCAACCGTAAAAAGGATCGTGTCAAGTCGGAGATTGACTGGAATGCTCTATTTACTATACTAAATAAAGTTCGTGATGAGCTCAAAGAATACTTCCCCTATCGGGTACTGCAAATCAAAACAGCAGAAGCTGATGATATTATCGGGGCTCTTTGTCAAGAACATGGAAATACGTCAGAAAAAATTCTAATTATTAGCGGTGATAAAGATTTTAAACAACTTCAAACTTATATGAACGTCAAACAATATGACCCTGTTCGTAAGAAGTATCTTGTAGAAAATAACCCTGATCAATATTTACGGGAACATATCATCAAGGGTGACCGCGGCGACGGTGTTCCAAACTTCATCTCCCAAGACGATTCACTTGTAATGAATATTCGCCAAAAGCAAATCCGCCAAACGAAACTTGACGTGTGGTCTGCACCTAATGCTGTAGATAACTTTAACGAAACAGAACTACGTGGCTGGAAGCGTAACCAACAACTAGTTGATTTAAATTACATTCCGTCTATAATTAAAGAACAAGTTATAAAAGAGTATCACGATCAAGAAGGCAAAGATCGTAGTAAACTCTTTAATTACTTTATCACATTCAGGCTTAAAAACCTACTCACAGACATTGATCATTTCTAAGGTAAACAAAATGCAACGTAAAACAATCGCCTGGATTCTTAAATTTACTTCAGAGTTGAAACCTGAAGAAGAGCAGATTAAATGTCTGCAGGTAAACAATAATAGTGCCTTGCTTACGGTATTGCGCTTTTGCTTTGATCCAAATATCAAATGGCTACTACCTGAGGGTGATGCCCCTTATGAACCCTGCCAGTTTGATAACGTAGAAAATATGTTATATTCTGAAGCTCGACGACTCTATCTATTTGTAGAAGGTGGGAATCCTAACCTAAAGCAAAAGAAGAGAGAGATGATGTTTATTGATTTACTTCAATCCATACATCATGATGATGCGAAACTTCTTATCTCTATTAAGGATAAGAAATTACCATATAAGGGACTTAAAGCCTCAACAGTATTGAAAGCGTTCCCGGGGCTATTTTAACTAAGAAAGAAAGAAGTAATGTCTAAGAAATTTTCACAAAAATCTGATCGCTATGATGATGAAGATAGTTACGAAAACTATAACAACCGAGAAGACCTTCGCAATCATCGCAAGCAGAAAAGAATGAAAAATGCTCTTCGTACAAATAATATTATGGATCTTATTGATCTAGATGAAGATTATTGATAAATAGAGTATGGAGAAAAATTATTCCTACATATACTTTTAAAAGAATTAGCACAGGTGAGATATTTGACGACTTTATGTCATATAGTGATCGCCAGGCTATTCTAACATCGGACGATGATATTGAAGCAGTTGTTACCTCAGCTGCTGTTGTATCAGGTATAGCCGGTATTACCCACAAAAATGATTCAGGTTTCAATGACATGCTGTCGCGTATTGCAACAGCAAACCCCAGTTCACCGCTTGCAGAAACGCACGGCGACAAAGGAGTTAAGGCAACGAAAGTACGAGAAGCTGTTCAATCACAAAAGATGAGACAGCTGAACTCAAACTAATACATTATGATCCATGTGATATATTCTAACACTAGGAGCCATTTAATGGTTGCAAGAACTCAGCGCTTAACTAAGAGACAACAGAGATTAGCAGAGAAAGGTAACGATAAACAACAAGTAATGAGATTTCCTACAATGAATCAGCTCAATCTAGAGCTTGCAGATATTTCTCCCATGACAGATAATCAAATAGATGTATTTAGTTATTATGAAGATAATTCCAACATTCTACTTCATGGCTGCGCGGGTACAGGTAAAACATTTATTTCCATGTATCTCGCACTATCAGAACTCGCTGATAAAAGATCACGAAAACGTAAACTTGTAATAATTCGTTCCGCACAATCCTCAAAAGCGCTAGGGTTTCTCCCGGGTACTAAAGAACAAAAAATCGCCGAATACGAAGCTCCTTATGTTGATATATGCGCCGAGCTTTACAACAGAGGTGATGCTTATGAGATCCTAAAGAAGAAAGGGCTCATTGAATTTCATTGTACTTCCTTCTTGAGAGGTACAACGATCCGCGATGCTATCATAATGGTAGATGAAATCCAAAACCTCGGCTATCAAGAAATGAGAACTGTTTTAACTCGCACCGGCAATAATTCACGAATTATGCTATGCGGAGATACGAAGCAGGACGATTTAACATCCAAACGCTACAACGAAGAAAGTGGCTTGCTTGACATCATGAAGGTGCTCAAAAAGATGAACAGCATCGAGGTAGTTGAGTTTGGGATTGAAGATATTGTTAGGGGCGGGTTCGTCCGCGATTTTCTTATTGCAGAAATAGGTTTAGGTTTAGGTTAATGTACTACCTTCGTTAAAGATCTTATAAATAGTGCATAGGAGAAATTTTTATGCGCCATTTTTACGTACATAACACGAAAAATTAATAGTGACAAATACTACGTTGGTCGACACTCAACGCAAAAAGAACCAGAAAAGGAAAAATATTTTGGGTCTGGTAAATGGGTAAGATCGATTAAAGATAAGTCTTTATTAATCCGGGAAATAATTGAATTTTTTGATACTGAAGAGCAATTAAAATCTGCTGAATTTAATTTAATAAAGAATCATATAGGTAAAACTGGTTGTATGAATTTTAATGAAAATTCAGTAGGATTTAGTTCTATAAATAATCCTGCTAAAACAATTGAAGAACGTAAAAAACGCAGCGAAAGAACTAAAGGCAATAAAAATCCGATGTTTGGTAAAAAACATAGTTTAGAAATTAGAACTAGAAAATCAGAACAAATGAAATTATATAATCCATCACGTGATGATCCAGAAGTTAGGAAAAAAATAAGTCAACAACTTATGGGTAAAAACAAAGGAAAAGTTCGTACACAAGAGCTTAAAGATTTTTTTCAAAACAACGTAAACAACAATATGCTAATGGCAGATTACCAAATAAAGGCTTTCTAGGTAAAAAGCATACTGAAGAATATAAAAAACATATGTCAATATTAGCTAAAAATAAACCAAATGTTTTATGTAAACATTGCGGAAAAGAAATGAAAAAACAATTACATGCTAGATGGCATGGTGATAATTGTAAGTTAAACACCAAATTAGGTCTATATTGATTGTACATAAGCGATGATCAAGTATGGCCAAATGTGGCCGTTGATGATTTGTGGATATTTGACAAACTAATTGTATCACGCAAATTGAACCACGTATGTGGTCCTGCTGGGGTCTCGGTCCCTTGTCAGGGCCACTACGTCGTTCGACCTTGCGTCAACCTATTAGGGATGGGTAGGGGAGCGTCGATAGAGTGGTTAACCGACAACACAGACCACCTACCACCTGGTTTTTTCTGGCAAGAGATATTCGTCGGACGACACCTGTCGATTGACTACACAAACAGTGTACATATCAGGTGTACAGAGGGAATTCAGCCGCCAGGCGACCTCACCCGGTTCTCACGGTGGTATGAGGTCAGCGACACCCCACCAATCCCCCAACTCGTTCAAGATATTGTTTCTCGATACCAGAATGTAAACATCGAGATGATAGGCGGCCAGATTATAGAGATTCATTTGAGGGGCAACCTAGATTTCTCCGATGGAGCCGTTGACATTATCCCGGTTTGGAGGGACAATGTAATATTAGTCCCAGACGGGTATGTGTATACAGCCGCGCCAGATGGGGAGCGGCTAGGATTCTATAAGAGGTATTAATTATGTTTAATCACAATCTCGTAGAACTTCCTCTACTCGAACAAATAAACAGTGAAACAGAGGGGAGAAAATACTTAACACCAACAGGTGAAAAGTACCCCTCTGTCACTACTATTCTCGATAAAACATCTGATAAATCAGCATTAATCGCATGGCGAAAACGCGTCGGGAATGAAGAAGCCGACCGTATTTCTAACCGTGCGTCTACTCGTGGCACAAAAATCCACGAGCTATGCGAAAAATATATTTTAGAAGGTGATATTAATCTTCAGAAGGAAATGCCTAACAATGTAGTGATGTTCAAACAGCTTCAAGGGTTTATCGATAAAAACATAAGTGATGTGCGTTTAATTGAAGGTAGGCTCTTTTCACATAAACTAAAAGCAGCTGGTTCTGTCGATCTCATGGCGAGTTACCAGGGAAAGCCAGCTACAATCGATTATAAGACGTCGGTTAAATTAAAGAATGAAGCCTGGATTCAGAATTATTTTCTCCAGTGTGCCATGTATTCATATATGTTTTGGGAAATGACAGGTATTCTACACCCCACTCTTGTGGTTGCTATCGCTGTTGAAGAGGAAGATCATCCTCAAATCTTTGTAAAAAACGTTGCAGATTATATTGACGAAGCACAAAAACGTTGTAAACGGTATCATATTCTATATAAAGGAAATTGAAATGAATAAAAATCTAGAATATTTGATTCAAAGTACCCCAGGCTTTGCATTACTGATTGCTTCCATTTATTTTTCCGTTACAACAGGTAATACTAATTACCTCTGGTTAACTCCTATAGCTCTCTTACTCCTACCTTAAAACAGTTGCCTTTATCGTGAAACTATACTATAAGAAGGTATAAGATGAAAAAGGATATTTAATATGGGGTTTCGTACTGTAGTAATGCTTAATAATGATATGTCTCGTAAGTGGATTGAAGATCCTCAACTCGGGTTAAAAATTCGAAGCGCAATGAACCATATTGGTTATAAAGACCGCCAGGATTTAACCCGCGTAGACAATTACGGCCGCGTAGTAGAATGTATTCATGCCGATGCACAGACGCTGGTTAGTTTGTCACGCTATGAAAATTTCGAACCATTGGCGTATAATCTCGTACGGTCCGGGAGAGATGCTGAGAGAGCTGAAGAAGATATGGTTGATATGCTCAGAGATGCTGCAGATAAGTTTGGCTATAAACTTATAAAAAAGTCAAAGTAAAACTGGCCTTTATCGTGAAACTATACTATAAGATGGTATAAGGAAAAGGAACTGTTATGAAAAAGATTATGCAGGTTTTTAAGGATCATAAAAAGCTCGTCGGAGCTAGTAAGTTCTATCAAGAACTCCTTCTCATTCCTTTCATTCTCGTTTTTGGCTACGTCTTTGTAGTTGGAATTGCTTGTATTCTTTAAAAAGAGTATGCAAATATGATGCGAATCCCCTTAAAATTTGATGATATAACCTTCGAGAAACACCATCTCGAAGGTTTTATTTGGCCGCTTACCTCTTCCCGAACTGGTGAAAAGTATAGCGTATCCTTAACCAATATAGGATTCACCTGTACCTGTGTAGGAGCACAAATGCATGGAAAATGCAAACACATCAAAGAAGTCCACGACCTTCTCGTTTCGGAAGATTGATTATCTAGGATGGGTAGGTACTTCTGCTATTATTCTAGCTACTATTATACGAGCCGCTGATTATTCTAACTTTCTCGACTTAGTCCTAACAGGGCTAGGTTGTTTTTTATGGGCGATTGCCGCATATAAGGCGAATAACAAAGCGCTTCTAACTGTTAATGTATTCTCCATCGCAATCATCTCGGTTGGATTGATTCGAGCCTTTTTATCATAATAACTGGTTGCCTTTTTATCAAAAGGAGCCTATATTAAATAATAAGGAAAAGGAATTTAAAATGATTAAGGTTTTTCAGATTCAGCTTTCAGATGCAGAAGTTGATGCGGTCAATGAAAACGGCTGGAATCACTCTGAACGGACTCAAGCTTATTTTGATAAAGGCTTTAAGTCACAAGTAAAATTTGTTGATTTTAAACATTATGAACACGTTGCGAACGTTTCTGAGACAGAAGATCTCGAAGAAGCTTTTACTCTGATGAACATGTGGAGTCGACCAGAACGGATTGAAAAATTGCAAGAACGCGTTTCTTCAATGTCTGTTGGTGATATCGTTGAAAAAGATGGTATCCGTTATCTGGTTGCTAGTTTTGGCTTTGAAGAAATTAAAAAGGATTAAAAATGGATAATTTTAGGTCTAGTATTTACTTGAGAGCTAAAAGCTCAGTAGATGCCACTCATGCAAAAGTCCTTAAGGATACAGCTACGTTTCCTCACTTTTTTATGCTGATTGTCAAATCTAGCTTTGAATATGATATTCGCAAACTCGAACATATTGGTATAACTGAAGGTTTGGATTGTGATCAAAATAAACAGCTCACATATTTAGAAGAAGCTGTCGAGAAAATCAATCAGGAGCATATCCGTAGGTTCAGATGCCGGCGTTTTCGTTTTAAAAAGTAGTTGCCTTTATCGTGAAACTAGACTATAAGAATAATTATTGAAAAGGAATATATATTATGGCGCATGCAGTTGAAATAGTTGATGGTCAAGCTCAAATGGCGTATGCAGGGGATGTACCTTGGCACGGCCTTGGTGTACCGGTATCAAACGATCTAACCCCGCTCCAAATGCTAGATGCAGCTGGTTTGGACTGGTCAGTCGATTCTGTACCTCTCTTCGCAGATGTAGGTGGAAAGCAGCTTGTTACTGGGCACTCCGCGCTCGTACGCTCGAGTGATAACCGTGTACTAGACGTCATTACTGATGACTGGAAACCGTGTCAGAATGAGGACGCCTTTAACTTCTTCAACGACTTCGTGGCTGCGGGTGAGATGGAAATGCATACCGCTGGCTCCCTTAAGGATGGAAACATCGTCTGGGCTCTAGCTAAGGTTAAGGATTCCTTTGAACTCTTTAACGGCAAGGATAAAGTTGATGCTTATCTTCACTTTACTAATCCTCACTCATACGGGCAATCGATCGATGTTCGCTTTACGCCGATCCGGGTAGTCTGCAATAATACTCTCTCACTTTCACTTAATATGAAGTCAAAAAATAGCGTGAAAGTCTCACATCGACGCGAATTTGACCCTGAAATGGTCAAGGAAGCGCTCGGGGTCGCGAAGCATAAGCTCGCTACCTATAAGGAAATGGCACAGCATCTTGCTGCAAAGCGCTTCACTAACGAAAGTGTTATTGAGTACTTTGAGCGTGTATTCCCAATGCTTACTAAACGCGTTGATAATAAGGAACTCTCGAAGTCCGCTAAACTTGCGCTCGAGGTTATCAATACTCAACCAGGCGCTGAATTCGGCGAAGGTACATGGTGGTCCGCCTTTAATACGGTGACTTTTATGACTGATCATATGATTGGTCGTAGTGCTGACTCTCGGTTAACATCGGCTTGGTATGGAGCGAATAAGAACCTTAAGATTCGCGCCCTTGAAACTGCCGTAAAAATGGCAGACGCATGAGCCTGGGGGATTTTTTAGGACAGCCGCTAAGTGTTGGCGATATTGTGGTGTTTCCCGCACCACAATATCGCCATCTAGTAAAGGGTATTGTGATTGGGTTTACTCCTAAAAAAGTTCGTATTGAGTATTCTAATACGTGGAACCATAGCGCTCCTGGTTATAAGTCAGAATATCTTACTGAGCCAGGTCGTAATGTTATTAAAATTTAAAGAGGAACGGTAATGCGAAAACTTAAAGTCTCTATTACCACACCGGACAAAAAGAGTAAATATCACTTTTGTGTTGACGATCCTAAGCTACCGGGTTCCCCAGTTGTAGGGTATGGCCGAACGTTTAGAGAAGCTCTAGGTGATTGGGCTTGTCAGTATCAAAAAGACCTTGGTATTAGCTTTGATTTTACACATCTGGCTAATAAGATTGAATCTAAACGATTAGCAAAAGAATTTGAAGAGGAACGGTAATGCGATATTCACTACGACGTACGCGAGATAGTGCTGGAGATTCCGGCTCTATGTCCGAAGCTTTAATCCCGACGTTCGACCAGGATACGGGAGAGATTCTTCATGTAGAACGGGAAGAAAACGCACGACCTAGACTAGGTGCAGCTATGCGGGTAGGTTCACATTTTGCAGGTACATTTAGTACTCAAGATTATTGGACAACAACACTAATTACAGAAATTCTGGAAGATATACCAGAATACGTTAAGTTTAAAACGGGTAATTCTATCTATGAATGGAAGATGATTTAACAATTAAAGGAAGTAATATATAATGAGTATTCTAATGTTTATCGGCGCGATCGCGCTAGCAGCTATCTTGGGGGTATCGTTGTTTCTCGCGCTTATCTGGCGTAAAGTTGTTCCAACAAACCAAGTACATATCGTTCAATACCGTAAGAAGACTATTATCCACGGTGTAGGTCATGACGGTGGTAACGTTTACTACAAAATTCCAGCATCAATTCCGCGGTTTGGTATTACCGTAACTGAATATCCACTGTCGGTTTTTGCTATTAGTCTAACAAACTATTCTGCATATGATATTGGTCGTCTTCCATTCGTAGTTGATGTTACTGCATTCTTCCGCATCGCAAAGCCAAATATGGCAGCAGAACGTGTAGCAAACTTTAATGAATTGAATGGTCAACTTACTGAAGTTCTCGAAGGTACCGTACGTCGTGTATTGGCTACCAATAAACTCGAGGAAATCATGGAAGACCGCGCTAAACTTGGTGAAGAATTTACCAACGAAGTCGTTGCACAACTTGGTGAATGGGGTGTTACCACAGTGAAAATGATCGAATTTATGGACATTCGTGACACTGATAGTTCATCTGTTATCTCTGATATCATGGCTAAAGAACAATCACGTATCTCGCGCGAAAGTCGTGAAACGGTTGCTGGTAATAACCAAGTCGCTGAAACCAAGGAAATTGAAGCTAACCGCGCCGTCGAAATGTCGCGGATTGAAGCTGAAGCTACTGTTGGTAAGCGTGAAGCTGAAAAGAACCAGTCTGTTGGTATCGCTAAGGAAAAGTCGAACCAGGAAGTTCAGACTGAAGCCAAGGTCACTACCGAACGTATGATGGCTGTTCGATTGGTCCAAGCTGTTCGGGAGCTGTCGAATTTACCTATTGGCTGGCATACAAAAGACAGCTTACCCGCCCCGCAACAAGCGATAGATGACGCAGAGCGCTTCATAATGCACTTGGATTGGAAAACCTTGACCGCACCCTTTGTGGCGCTAACGGAAGACGGAGAAGTAAATCTCGTTTGGACAAAAGATGGCCACCATCTAGATATCGGCTTCTTCGGAGATGGTACTTATGCGTTTTATGCCAAAAACTCGAACAACGAAAGCTATTTGGCAGATGGTGAGCCGGTTACAAAAGCTTTGCCAGATGGTGTTATCCAAATCATCTCTTCTCAACCAGCAGCTTAAATCTGTTGATCCAAATACTCCCGTAAATGACAATGAGAAGCTGATTCGAACAAATTACGCACCTCAGCATATTGTGAACGGAAAGGTGACGGTGTTCAGGCACTAGGTACTGCTAAGGCAGATGCTGAAAAGCAAATGCTCTTGGCTCCGGTCAATGCTCAAATTACTTTGGCTACTGAAATCGGCTCTAACGAAGGATACCAACAGTATCTTATCGAAGTACGCCGAGTTGAAGCTACCGAAGTTGTCGGGAAGGAAATGGCAACTGCCATGTCTAATGCTGATCTTAAGGTCATTGCTAACTCTGGAAACGTCCAGAACGGTATGGGAAGTTTGGCAGATGTATTCACCTCGGCAGGTGGCACATCGATAGCTGGAATGCTGGAAGGACTGGCTCAATCTAAAAAGGGTAAGGAGCTCGTTGATCGCATAGTAGGCGCAAAGCCCGTACTGGATGAATCAAACAAAAATAATTCGACATCGCGACCTAAGCGGGGTAACCCTCCTGCTACTAAATCCTCACAAGGATAACAATCTTTCAAAAATAAAACTAGAGGGGCTTCGGCTCCTCTTTTTTTATGGCCTAAATAATAGGTTAGAGGAGTATAAATATATGACGTCAGATTCACCCGCTAAATATGCTATACCATGTGCTTTTGGATTTAATGATGTAATGGAAGAAGATAGTATTTTCTTTTTAACTTTTAACACTAGTAACGAAAAACAAGCTTATCAATTAGCACGATGTGTGTGCGGCGATACTGCAGAAAAGGCTTTAATTATACTGAGCCATGCTGGTGAAGTTTTTCATCTATAATAGGATTTAATATGAAGGTTTCGATCGAGATATAAGCTCAGGTACAGAGCATGCAATGCATCAATGGTACAATCTCATGGTTGCCTTTGGGGTGGCAGAGTGTGCTATTATTAACACATCAGATGAAGCAATCCCTTATATGACATCAGAATTCTCTACAACTGTGTATGATACATTAGAGGAATTTCTTGCAGATCATTCCGTAGAAAATTTAACATACGTAGAAATAGGCGGCGACGCATATAATCAATTTGATTATTCGGCTACAGACTGGCTTGTACTTGGGGGATCAGATGGTCTTCCACATGCGCACGTAGGTATTGATACCGGGTTAATTGGGCTTTATTCCCGTGAAGCCGCAGCAATTGTATTGGCAGCATCAAAATGGCAGTAACACTAGTGGGCGAAGTAATAAGTACTGCCGATTCTGTAACAGGGTATAATGTTGGTAATATTTCAACCGACGATGACCAAGTACAGGGCGCCGGCGCTATTGGATTAAAGGCGACGGCTGGTCTTACTGAAATGTATACCACGACATTAGGCGCAACAGCGCCCTATGGTTTTGCGTCTGGAAACACAGAATTCGGTAATCATCTCATCATGTGGTTTAACACGAAAACTCCTATCAATAGCGCGAATGGGTTACAGATTATAGTAGGTAATGGTACTGACCGCGGTCGGTGGGACGTTACGCCGTCCGGTTTTTATAAGGGTGGCTTTACTACAGCTGTCGTTGATAGCGCACGCGCTTTTAATAATATTTCGGCTGGCACTTGGACCGTAGGTGGGAACCCGCGCAATTCCCATGGATCATTAAACCTGTAATTTAATTAAAATAAAAGTTGCTTTTTTCTGAAAAAAGAGCTATATAATATACAGGGTAGGTGGCGAAAGCAACTTGCCCTGAAGGTGTCTTCGGAAGAAAACATTTATTACCCTTTTTAAGTTGCCTTTAACGAGGAAAACGACTATAAGAAGGTATAGGGTGGGTAGTTAAGGTTATCCATTTTTCTTTGACATTGTTGATTTAGATTTAGGAGCGGTAGTCCGTAAAAAGCTACCATTATGTCCGTAAAAAGATATTAAAGATAAGAATGAGGAGGTTCTTATTACCGCTTACTAAGTTAACTTAGATGAGTGATACATCGATCCTGCCCCCCTGATGAAGGAAGCCAAGCGGCGTTGAGTATCACTCATCTAAGTTAATTATGGTAGTATGATAGAGAAAGGAACCTTAGCGCGCAAGCCCCTCGGTTCAGTGGTTCGTGTCCACTTGCTGCCTACTTTTTAAGTTGCTTTTATATTGAAAAGCGCTTATAAGAAGAGTATGGAAAGTTTAAAAGAACATTTAAAAAGTCGTGGGATGAACCCTGATCTGTACAACATTATGTACGATGAAGAGAATCAACTCATTACTTTCTACTTACATAATGGTGCTGGTGATATCATCGGGTATCAGCAGTACAACCCACGCCAGACGTTTAAAAAGACCAACGACCCAAAAACCTCTCGGTATTTTACATATACCCCTAGAGGAAAATCGGCGGTGTTTGGTATGGAACAGTTAGACAAGAATAAGAAAACCATCTACATTGTGGAGGGTGTATTTAAAGCTGCAACGCTTCACCGTTTAGGATTTAACGCGATCGCTGTGCTTACAGATTCACCTAAACAGTTAAAGTCATGGTTTCGGATCTTAAAAGCTACGCATGAGCTAGTAGGTATCGGTGATCCTGATCCTGCTAGGGAACGTTTAGTTAGAATAGTTAAAAAGGGATTTACATCTCCTATGGATTTAGATGAAATGGAAGATGTAGATGTCTTAGAATTACTCGGCAGGGCGACGACCCCGTAAGCCCGCAGATATAGAGGGTTGGTAGTAGTTACTATACAGTCTATTGACACTACGCTTTAGACAGCTGGTAGTGCGGTGTATATGAGGTGCAACCCCTCACGCCCCTCTGTTTACATACAACCACACTGGTCTAGAACGGTGTGAATTGAGAAACTAAACCTCTCAGCTGGCTGCGGAGAGTATATGATGGGGTAAAAAGCCCAAGTTGGCCACGAAATTATATACGAGTATATGTATGGTGCATCCCCTGGGCTTGGACCTTGGGAGGTAGGGATCATTACCCTAATACTCGACCAGTTTACGTAGCGAGTCTAGTCAACCTGTTACGTACATCCAAGTGCCATAACTTCTGATAGTTGACTACTTGATAGATTACGGTACTTTGCTTGGTCGTCTAAGAGATAGGACGTCCCCTTTGTAGGGGAAAATGCGAGGTGCGACTCCTCGTCCAGGGTTACGATGTTATGATTTTACGGTGCTATAAATACTTCTGAAAGGAAGTATATTATGGCAAAATGGATTAAAAGAACTACGCGAAGCAGCTCTGGTAAGGTTGGTAAACAAAGATCTACCACATCACAGACATTAGGAGGGGGTACTACTCGTTCTAATAGTTCAAAGAGCGGCGACGTAAGGTATACCACATCGCGAAAAATAAATAGCGCTGGTCGCATGGTCACTACATTACGTAAGACTCAGAATACCGGCGGGCTTAGAAGAACGCAGATAACAACAACAGCAGGGCATGCAGCTCCAAAAATTACAAAGTACAAACCGAAAAAGACTCGGCGTTATAAAGCAAAAAAAAGAACAGCCGCTCAGCAGCGTGAATATGACGCAAAAATGGAAGTATACAGAGCGGAAGCACTTATACGAAAAGCAGAAAAGCAAGCGCGACGCGAAGATCGGGATGATCGATGGAAAGAAAAATACGACCTATCTGATAAAGATCTCTCGACCATTAAAATTTTATGGAAAGTGTTTTTTTATGTAATGGTCGGGGTTGTTGCCCTAGAAATATTTACTTAAGAGTTGCCTTTAAATTGAAAAGCGCTTATAAGTAAAGAATAAGAAATTAACGTGCCGTCCTCTAACTGGACTAAGAGCCTTGACTTTCAATCAGGAGAATGTGGATTCGAATTCCATCGGCACGACCAGTTTTACTATCGTTAACGTACAAACGGGAGTAGGGAAAGTAAGCCTGCCGGCAAGCATGATCCTAAATTCCTCCACTTAGCGCTAAGTGATAAATAGAGGAAACGTAATACCTCGGTAGTAGATTTAATAATTGGACCTGTAGCTCAATCGGGAGAGCGTCGGCTTGTCACGTCGGAGGTAGTGGGATCAAAACCCATCAGGTCCGCCAGTTTTAGTAACCCTACAGCAAATAAAAACTTTTCATTTCGAGAAAAAAACCTGTGGTTACTGTTGAATCCGTCGATAACAACTGGACGTAAAAGAGTTGTAGGTGATTTGACGGCATTCCACCAAAGACGAATGCGACGAAGCCGTATAGGCTAGAATGTTTGAAGATTACGAAATTTAGCCAGTATAGCTCAGTTGGTAGAGCAACGGTCTTGTAAACCGTAGGTCCGGAGTTCGAGCCCCCGTGCTGGCACATAGAGTCCTAGGAAATTATAAATAGGCATAGATAAGACCTGTTATAATTTCCTAGGACTATAAACATTGAAGTATACGATTTATAAAATTACAAATATTGTAAACGGAAAAATATATATTGGAAAACATCAAACTAAAGATTTTAATGATGGGTATATGGGATCCGGAAAATACTTAAAACGAGCACAAGATAAACATGGTATTGAAAACTTTGAAAAAGAAATTATATACGTTTTTGACACCGAAAAAGAAATGAATGGAAAAGAAGCGGAATTGGTTTCAGAAGAATTTTGCTTACGCGAAGACACATATAACATATGTGTTGGTGGTCAAGGCGGGTTTAGTTTTATAAACAGAGAAGTAATTACTAAATCAGATAGACAAAACCGTATGTTTGCTTGTAAAAAAACATTAAAAGAAAAATATGGTGTGATTAATCCAGGACAATTAGAAGTAAGTAGGGAAGCAAACAGAAAAAAGTTTAAAGAGCTTCCTAAAAATCATGTCTTCTTAAAAAGTTTATTTAAAACAAATGATCCGAGACAAAAAATTGCAACTATTAATGCAAGGTCAAAAGAATCTATTGAAAAAAGAAAAAAAACCTTTAAACGAATAAATCACCAACAAGGCAATTCTAATTCCCAATTTGGTTCATTTTGGATTACTGATGGAGAATTAAACAAAAAAATTAAAAAAGATGACCTTATACCACAGGGCTGGTATAAAGGAAGATTTCTTAAGAAAAAATTATAAATAGATCACGGGGGATTAGCTCATCTGGGAGAGCATTTGCTTTGCAAGCAAAAGGCGATCGGTTCAAGTCCGATATCCTCCACCAATTACATAATAATGAAAGATTTCAACAATGCTTGAACTTAGAGATGTCTTCGGGCCGTTTAGTGGTTGGACAGTTACTCATAAAGGTGACCAAATCGAAGCTAAAAAGAAGTTTTTCAGCGATGTTTTAATCATCGTAAATCTCGGGGAAGGTTACGAGTATAAGCGCTTTTCAAAGACCCCGGAGCAATGGGGACGCCGGGGACGAATTTCTAAAGGAATTAACGTACATTTATCCTGTAATGGCCCGCTTCAATTTACTTTTGAAGAGTGGGATGAAATTAATTACGTAGGTAATCGAGCAAAATTATTTTTAAATAAAAGATTGCAATTAATTGAAAAGTAGCTATATTAAATAATAGAAGTTATAATTGTATTATTAGATGAGCACATCATAGACGGCCGCTTGGGTTGGGGTCGGTCTTCCTGGCAGAAGGCGAAAAGCACAACGGGTGCCAGCCCACCGTGTGAATTATTGAAAGTGTGCTCTTCTAATAGTATTTACTCAGGCTGATTTCGTAATATGAAAGGTTGTCGACAACTGATTGTAAAGCGAATGAAAGTTGCTACATAGTATAGATGGGAATGCGGTGACTAGCGTCTCAAACATTGGTTCGATTCCAGTTGTAGGTTCGAGTATGTTAGTGGGGGCTGAATCAGCCCCCATTTATTATAAATAGTTAATGAAAACATTTAAACAATTTGTAGTAAGTAAGCCTCATGGGTATTTTGAAGTTAAGCATGGTGGCTGCACAGCTCAGGTAAATGATAGAAAAAATCATATTGAGATTGAGCATATTACTACACGACAAAAAGACCGCGGAAAAGGTCATGCTAATCATGTAATGAAAATTATAACAAAGCATGCAGATCAGGTTAAGAAGTCTATCACGTTGCAGGCATCACCAGATAAAGAAAAACACAGAAGCAAGTTATATGGTTTCTATGAAAAGCATGGTTTTGAACACGATAATACTTGGCATAATAGTGGTGATATGAAAAGATCACCACGATAAAGAAGATTATAAAAATAATGGATGGTGAGCTAGTCTGGTGATTTAGCGCTGGTTTGAAGAACCAGAGAACTCAGTTCGATTCTGAGACCATCCACCAAGATCTAGGCGTCACTGGTTTAATTCCAGCTCGGGGCACCATTTTATTGTCGTGTAAAGGATCAGTTCTAGACTGGTCTTATAGAGTGTTCTTCTAATCTAGATTAGAAGATCGAGGCAATGCAGGTGAAACTCCTGTCACGACAGCCAGATTTGAGGTAAGGAAAGATTGATTAATGTTGGTGGTACTCGACAGTAGTACCTTAATTTAATAGCTAAACCGGTAAGTTATTAAGACGTTTTAATCAATGCAGTTTGATCGACTGTAAACGGAGGATGGGACTGGAGAGATTTAAACTCCCTAGGGATACCCCACCGGCCTCATTTATTTAATAAGTATAAAATATGCCCGATTGGTGGAATGGTAGACACGCAGGTTTTAGGTACCTGTATCGAAAGATGTGAGGGTTCGAGTCCCTTGTCGGGCACCATTATTAAGTTGCACTTATGTTCGTTTCATACTATAAGAAGGTATAAGATGAAAGGAAACCTTATTATGATGATTGCAATGTACGCTTCGAAAAAAGAACTTAAGTCATGCATTGGCCAGGCTCTTAACTATCAGGAAACTAGCGCATTCGGAGCTGAATATAAGTCCGATGGTATTTTCCAGTAAGTAATCGACCTAGTATTACAAAAATTCAAGGTCGTGAATTTTTCGCAGAAGTTACTATGCGCAATGATCGTATTATTGCTGTTTCTTAAATTATTGGGTGTACGGCGAAGTTGGAGAGTCGCGGCAGGCTGTAACCCTGTTTCCGTAAGGATGAGTTGGTTCGATTCCATCTACACCCACCAGTTATAAAAGATACTCGTTATCAGAGCTACGTCGAAAACTTGCGTGATAACGGAAGGAGAAGAATCGGCGCTTCCCTGAGAGTTTGGAGTAAAAATGAAAACTACTATCGTATACTTACATGGTTGGGGAAGCAATCCAACTACAGGTACTGCTGCGAAACTTAAGAAAAGTTTCCCTGGTGAGAAATTTATATGTCCGCTTATTGACCATACTTTAGATCCTGACGTCAACCAAAAGACTATGGATGCTCTCGGTAAAAAGCTAATGAGTGCCGGAGATGCTATTGTAATTGGTTCGAGTGCAGGAGGATTCTGGGCTGACTATCTTGGTTCTGTTTATGGAATTAAAACAGTGCTTGTTAACCCTTCGCTCCGCCCTTCTACTAACTTTAAAAAGTATAACCTACCAGGGTTGTATTATGATAAATATTCAGTATTAGAAAATTATATTAAAAAGCACGCGAGGCATCATATGGTTGCAATAGTCGGCGAAAAAGATGATATTGTACCTATTGACCACGTTAAAACACATTATAAAACCCCTGTCGTATTAAAAGGTGAGGGGCATAGGTTGAAAAATCTATCTCCAGTTGTTACAATGGTACGTACGATGATAGGAAATTATCCGGAGCATCGTTAATGAAATCGTTTTTAACATTTATTGAAGAAGGGTTTAGTATTCTTCAGGACGGCCATAAAGCCGAAAAAGAAAAGCATTCTGAACACGTTCATAAAATGCTTCAGCAAGCATACACATCTATTGGTGGTCTAAAAGGGCGCGGGTTTAATGATCCTCATGATATGGTAAAACATATTCCGGTATGGAAAATGCATAAGGATTCTGAAGGAAAAGTCCGAGCTGTTGGCATGTATAAGATAAAAAACGGCGCCCATAAAAGAGTTGCTGTTGCGACGGACGGAACCGCTGAAGGAAAAGCCGGCTTAAAACATATTATTAAGCACGATTTGTCAAATAAACGTGCGCATGTAGAAACCTCTGGGCCTTCTCTTAACTTTCATAAAAAGGTTCATGGAGCTAATATTAAAAAATATGCTCTGAGCCATGCAGAAGTTAAGAAAAGATTACCAAATGATGAGATTCGTAAAGCGCCTCATGATGATCCTGAAGTGATCCGTCACCCAGATCTCAAACATCACTTTTATCAACGTAAGATAGGTGATCATTGGCATACAAAAGTAGCTTTGGAAAATAACAGTTGATTTTTAAATCAAGAGTTGCTATAGTAAAAATATGGAAAAAAATATATTTAGATGGTTTAAAGATCGAGATGAAAAGACTACAGAAATTAAGCACTACTTAGAAAACGAATGTGGAGAAAGGTTTGCTGTTATAGACAGGCCGTCGCAAAAATATAGAGTTCGAATACTCAATCATGCGCCTTTTCACACAAAAACGCTAAAAGCTGCTAAATCTTCTGGTCACTTTATCTTTACAGAGCTAAATAAATAATGCGGATATAGCTCAATGGTAGAGCTTTTGGCTTCCACCCAAAAGACAGGAGTTCGATTCTCCTTATCCGCTCCAGATTTTAAGAATTAAGTCGTGTGAAATAGCACGCAGAGTTGCGGGTTGGACTGGAGGTGGTTCCAGCCCGGTTTCATAAGCCGAGGACGGGGGTTCGACTCCCTCACCCGCTAATAGAGTCCTAGGAAATAATATATAGGCGTAAGATAAGCCCTGTTATAATTTCCTAGGACTATAAACATAATGAAATAAACGATTTATAAAATTACCCATAATGAGTCAAATAAAATATACAAAGGAATTAAACATGACAACATTTTATCAAGAAAAGGGCTGGTGGAAGTCCCGTACTGTATGGGTCGGTCTTATTGCTGCTCTTTATTCCGCGCTTCAGTTTGCTGGAATCTCGGCACCTTTCGGTATTGATGTAGCTACCGCAAATGAATTTGTAGTCGGAGTCGTTGGACTTCTTGCAATTTACTTTCGCGTAAAAGCAACTCAACCAATCAGTTCAGCGGTGGTTCCGACACCAACTGCTTAACAATATTTAAAGCCATATCAGGAGCCGCCTGAAATATGGCGGCTCTTTTTTTGTAAGGAATTTATTATGACTACTAAAGTAACTGTAGATGCGCACGCTGGCTGGGACGTAATTGTTCATACCCGTAACGGCGAAATTGATTCCCCTCCTGTTTTTAAAAGAGAGTTAGTTCCTGCATATAAAACTCGAGATTTCAATATTCATTCTGGAATGCAAATTATGAATATTGAAGAATCAGGTAATTGGCAAAAAAAGCCTGAATAAAAGTTAACGGGGTGAGGGAAAATCGGTAATCCGCCTGCTTTGGGAGCAGGAGACAGTCAGTTCGATCCTGACCATCCTGACCATCCTGACCAATTTATATGGGTGTAGCTCAGAGGCAGAGCGACGGTCTCCAAAACCGTAGGGCGAGATTTCGAAATTCTCCACCCATGCCAGTTTATACAATGTAATATAATGAAAGGATAGTATAATGTATGAAGACGCAATTAAAGCAATCGTAGAATCAAGTCTCGAATCGTCTGTGTATATTGGTACAGATTCCATTCGTTATAAGAAAAAAGGAAAGTGGTTCGCCAAATATTCGACTGTTGTAATCCTTCATAAGGATTCCAAGCACGGATGTACTTTATTCCATAATTCCGTTGATCTTCCTGATTATGGCAACATAAAGCAGCGTTTGATGGCTGAAGTAGGATATGCTCTTGAAGCAGCTACTGAGATCGTTGAAATCTTGAATGGGCGCCATATGGAACTTCATATCGACGTGAATCCTAACCCTATCCACAAATCAAACGTTGCTGTTAAGGAAGCGCTGGGATGGGTTAAAGGTACATTAGGAATTGAAGCCAAAATCAAACCTGAAGCATGGGCAGCTACACATGCTGCGGATCACGTAGTTCGTAAACCATCAGATTTCACTGTACTACATTAAAAAATTAATCTCCATTCTGCATACTTTCAGTTGCACTTATTGTGAGACCATACTATAAAAAGGTATAAGGAATGGAGATTAACATGCAGAGGAAGTTTAATATGTATATTACAGAAGAAAAGCTCACGAATGCGTTTTCATTTCTTGATAATCTTCGTGAATCAGGTGTAACTAATATGTTCGGCTCTCCTGCTTATTTGCAGTCAGAACTGAATTACGACCGCAATACAGCTTTCAAGATTGCAGGGGATTGGATGGAAACCTTTGATGGTCGCTCTACCCCCGCCGAGCGTGCCGTTATTGTATTAAATAAGGTATAAGCAAATGACAAAGTTTGTAGAAGTAAATATTGATGGTATTGTTTGGTTTTGCGTTAGCCATAATGAGCGTATTATGAAGCTATATCCTTCGTATGTATCCGGTGATTGCAAGCGGAACGGGCAAAAGATGAGCCCCGCTCGTGTAGCACGTTTTTTGTAGTTTTTAAGCTCGATTAGCTCAGTGGTAGAGCGTTTCCTTTACACGGAAAGGGCCGGGGGTTCAAATCCCTCATCGAGTACCAGTTTTTGAATCTAAGTCCTGCCGCCGGTGCGCGTTCAGGATAAGTTTACGACCCCTGTAGTACCAGCTACGCGGCGAGACAAAGAGTAAGGGGCTGGTACCCCTGCCTGTGCTTAGATTCAAGATTATTAAGTTGCCTTTAAAACAAAAGGACCTTATAAGTAAGTATAATGAATAATTTTTATGAAGAGTGTGCTAAAATTTTAGGTATTGAATACGAATGTGAACCATTTCCATGGACTCATTCGCGACGTAGTAGGTGGAATAATAGAGCACCTGGAAGCGGCCGATATCCTGGATTTGGTACGATTCGAAAGTTTGGAAATGAGATACATGTTTGCTTAAGACATCCAATATCTCATAATAAAGTTTATAAATCTGAGCAGGAAGTATTTGATTTTCTGCGAAAGATTATTGCCTAGTAGCTCAGAGGTAGAGCAGCGAGCTGTTAACTCGCTTGTCGTAGGTTCGATCCCTACCTAGGCAGCATAGAGTCCTAGAAAGTTATAAAAAGGCAATAATAAGACCGATTATAACTTTCTAGGACTATAAACATTGAAGTATACGATTTATAAAATTACAAATATTGTAAACGGAAAAATATATATTGGAAAACATCAAACTAAAGACTTAAATGATGTATATATGGGATCCGGGCTATATTTAAAAAGCGCAAAGCAAAAATAAAAATTGGACTTGCTAGCTCTAAATCACAAGCCGGTAATAGAAATTCTCAACACGGTACAATATGGATTACAAATGGTAAAGAAAATAAAAAAATAAAAGCAGTTGATATTATACCAGAAACATGGTATAAAGGTAGAGTACTTAAATAAAGTTTATGGCGGCCAAAGTGTTGATGGATACATACCGGTCTGTGAAACCGGAGTAACGGGATCATTACCCGTTGGCCGCCCCAGAATAGGTCGAAGATAATATGGCTTCGATAACGAGTTAGACGGTTTGAGTGTGGCCAAGGCTAGGAACATATACTTAGTTAGTTGGGCGCTTGAGGGGGACGGTCTCTAAAAACGCGGAACCCAGTTATTACGCGCTGGTAGCTCAGTGGTAGAGCAAACGGCTGATAACCGTCAGGTCGGAAGTTCAATTCTTCCTCGGCGCACCAATTTTAGGATGTATTATGATTGAAGAGCAGTTTTACGTAACCGTCGATATCCCTAAGCGGGTTGATATGAAGTCACGTAAATTTGAACATGCCTTTATTGATGCAGTCTGCAGCAGCTCCGAGTCAGGTACTCAAAATCATGATTGGAGATTTGCTTACGCAAGATACTCTTCATATCATGAAGCGGCAGAATGTGAAGCCCGTCTGAAAGAAATGATTAAGCTTCTCTAGCTCAACTGGATAGAGTACTCGCCTTCGAAGCGATCGGTTGAAGGTTCGAATCCTTCGAGGAGCACCAAATTAATGGGTCAGTGGCGGAAAGGCTACGCAGCGGATTGCAAATCCGTACCATGCAGGTTCGAGTCCTGTCTGGCCCTCCAGTATTAAGTTGCCATTAACTTCGATTCATACTATAAGAAGGTATAAGATAAAAAGGATATATTATGATAGAATATACAGTTAGAGTTCATCCTAATGGTGATAAGTCTTGGTTCCTTAATGGAAAGCTTCATCGTGAAGATGGACCAGCAGCCGAATATGCTAATGGCGATAAGTCCTGGTGGATTGATGGTAAGCGCCATCGTGAAGATGGACCAGCAGTCGAATGGGCTGCTGGTAGCAAGTTTTGGTACCTTAATGGTGAACTTCATCGTGAAGATGGTCCAGCAGTTGAACATACTGATGGTCGCAAGGATTGGTACCTTAATGGTGCAAGAGTTACCGAAGATGCTGTCATGAATCCCGTCAAGGAACTCACTGTTTCTGAAGTATCAAAGCTTCTAGGATATGATGTAAAGATCGTTAAGTAAGGATTTATCATGTCAGCGCAAATGGGTTATTGGATAGTTCCAGATCTTAAAGATGCGATTTGGTATATCGATGTTATAAACAAACAAAGTCTCTTTCAGTTTAAGTCTGTTGAGAGTCTTAGGTTAGTTTTTCCTGAAGCTCAGGAATACAAGGCCAATCTAAATACACTTGAATTTGAAAAGGTTTAATTATGAAAAAAACAAAAAAAGCTGATCGCCCTACTGACGTATACGTCGAACATACAGTAGAGGAACTAAAACGATTAAAGTATTGGTTCGAAGGATTTAAAGCTGCTGGTGGTGAACTTCCACCATGTATGGGAGTGTTTGACCCATTGCATAAATCAATTCGACTTATGCAAGATTATATAGAAACGACGTAACTAATATAGGTTCTACAGGGACAACATTGGCTGTAGAAGGAAACCGAGAGATAACCTTGAGCGCGTAAGCGTAACCTCTTGACCTGACCATATTGCTGCCTCTTCGTCTAATGGTAGGACAACGGATTTTGAATCCGCGAATCGAGGTTCGAGTCCTCGGGAGGCATCCATTATTAAGGAATATATTATGAGTGACGCACCTACAGATCCCTTAGATATCGCAGTAGAAAATGCATATGCTGCTCTGGCTGTAAGTTTTTATAAACTAAGAGAAGCCGGGCGGTATCAAGATGAATACGACGCTATGGGTGATATTATTACGATGCTGTCAAAAGATCGACAGCATATCCGCCGAAAATATAATGTTAAATTTTGAAAGGAATATATTATGAGTGATATTGTACAAGCAGACCGCCTACGTCTTTTGATCGAACGAATTGAAAATCTGGAAGAAGAGAAGAAAGGTTTCTCTGAAGACATTAAGGATGTATATTCTGAAGCTAAGGCTGTTGGCTATGACACTAAGGTTATGCGTCAAGTAGTTCGTCTTCGTCGTATCGAAAAGGATGCACGTGATGAAATGGATGCCATCCTGGAAACATATCGCGACGCGTTGGGCGTTTAACAGTTGCCTTTATTCTCATAATAGCCTATAAGAAGGTATAAGATGAGAAAAAGGAAAAGGTTATGACTTTGTTTCACGCTGTAATGATCGACGAAACCGGCTGCGAATTTGGAGCCGAGGTTGAAGCTAAGACTCGTGGCGAAGCTTATGATATCCTTGAAGAGGATTATCCAGAAAGCCGCGTGGACTGCTTAGAAGCACCTGACAATCGTAGATCTCGCGTCCTGACGTATCAGGATTATGATTATGATTATGATTTTTAGAAGGAATTAATTATGATTAAATATAAAGTTGAAGTCCATGCTAATGGTGATAGGTATTGGTTCATTAATGGTAAGCGCCATCGTGAAGATGGTCCCGCATCCGAATATGCTAGTGGCGGTAAGTTTTGGTACCTTAATGACGTAGAAGTTACTGAAGAAGAAGTAATGAATCCTGGCAAAGAACTTACGGTCGCAGAAATTAGCAAGCTTCTTGGTTATGATGCGAAGATTGTTAAGGATTGACATTTCCATAGTTTTAAAATATATAACTGTTATATAGAAAAGAGGGAATTTGATATGATAGAATATAAAGTTAAAGTCCATGAGAATGGTGATAAGAAATGGTTCCTTGATGGTAAGCGTCATCGTGAGGATGGTCCCGCTATGGAATATGCTAATGGTGCTAAGTTTTGGTACCTTGATGGTAAGAGACATCGTGAAGATGGTCCAGCTATCGAATATGCTAATGGCGATAAGTCTTGGTACCTTGATGGTAAGAGACATCGTGAAGATGGTCCCGCTATCGAATATGCTAATGGTGATAAGAAATGGTTCCTTGATGGTAAGCGTCATCGTGAGGATGGTCCCGCTATGGAATATGCTAATGGTAACAAGTCTTGGTATCTTAATGGCGTAGAAGTTACAGAAGCCGAAGTCATGAATCGTAGCAAGGAACTCACTGTTTCCGAAATTAGTAAGCTTCTTGGATACGATGTGAAGATTGTTAAGGATTGACATTTCCATAGTTTTAATATATAACAGTGGCATAGCAACAAATGGAATTAGATATGATAGAATATAAAGTTGAAGTTTATACTAATGGTGAGGAATGGTTCCTTAATGGAAAGAGGCATCGCGAAGATGGACCCGCTATCGAATGTGCTAATGGTAGCAAGTTTTGGTACCTTAATGGTAAGCGCCATCGTGAAGATGGTCCCGCTATGGAATGGGCTCATGGTAACAAGTCTTGGTTCCTTAATGGCGAAAGAGTTACCGAAGACGAAGTAATGAATCCTGGCAAGGAACTTACTGTTTCCGAAGTATCAAAGCTTCTAGGTTATGATGTGAAGATCGTTAAAGGTTGACATTTCCATAGTTTTAATATATAACTGTTATATAGAAAAGAGGGAATTTGATATGATCGAATATAAAGTTGAAGTCCATGCTAATGGTGATAGGTATTGGTTCATTAATGGTAAGCTCCATCGTGAAGATGGTCCCGCAGTTGAATATGCTAATGGCAACAAGTTTTGGTACCTTAATGGTGAACTTCATCGTGAAGATGGTCCAGCAGTTGAACATACTGATGGTAGCAAGTTTTGGTACCTTAATGGTGAAGAAGTTACTGAAGACGAAGTAATGAATCGTTCTAAGGAACTTACTGTTTCCGAAGTATCAAAGCTTCTAGGATACGATGTAAAAATCGTTAAGGGCTGACATTCTTTTCGAAATAGTATATAAGAAATATATCAAAACAAAGGAATTTAAAATGAACTACAAGGAACTCGATTTTTTCTAAGGTAACTTAGGAGAAAGAAAATGGAATATTTGTACCCACTCATCGCAACCGATCGCGATGGAAAAACTGAACTCTTTTACGATGCTGATTCGTTTCGTGAATTTGCACTTCACCGCTGCGCGAAAGTCGGCGGTCGCTGGGCCGTTACTGAATATCGCTGGAGCAACACCGTTGTCGTAGAAAACGATTGGATCGTTCGCGACGACCGCGGGCGCCCTGTTGATATCGACGATTTTCGTGTGACTAAATACTACTACCGTCACAACAAGTACAACTTCCGTGACGGTCCTGTAGAAAACATCGGTCACAACCGTGCTGGGTGGAAGCAAAATGCAACCGCCAAAAAGAACGGTGGTTCTGGAGCCAGCGCTCGTCGTGCTTCTAAAGTTCGCTATGAAAACAAAGTTTATGGATTGAAAGACATTCGTTCTGAGCGTTATTCCAATCCATGGTTAACATAATTTATTATAAATAAGAATTGTAGGATTAAGTTCCTACTACAATTGATCCAGTAGCTCAGTAGGTAGAGCACGAGACTTTTAATCTTGGGGTCGTGAGTTCGAGACTCACCTGGATCACCACTTATTTTTGCCTAATCCTCTAATGGTAAGAGCGCGGACTCTGAATCCGTCAATTAAGGTTCGAGTCCTTATTGGGCATCACTTATTAAGGAATATATTATGAAGTTATTAACAGTTAGAAAAGATGGCGGTGAAGAAAGCACAGTAACTGGTTATTGGCTCATTGAAGTTAAGAGTCTGTTCTCAGTTGCACTCCTAAAGTTTGATGGAAGTAGCAGAAATGCATATCACACTCACGCTTTTAACTGTTTTAGTTGGCTGATTAAAGGTTACCTTCGTGAAACAATCAAGAGCGAGGTCACAGGGTATAATTTTCGACTTTATAACCCTAGTTTTCTTCCCTTTATTACGCGTAGAGAAACTATGCATAAGGTAGATAGTGCTGGTGTATCTTGGTTGATTACATTCCGCGGACCATGGTCAAAAACATGGAAGGAATGGCATCCTGAATCGGATAAGTCATATGATCTATCTGATGGTCGTGTAATAAGTGAAACTAAATAAAGAATTAATGGTTCCTGAGCCGAGAGGGATTAAATTCTACCTAGGGGTAGAGCCTACTGAATATGGAAGCGTGGCCGAGTGGTCGATGGCTCTAGTCTTGAAAACTAGCGAGGGCAGCAATGTCCTCCGTGGGTTCGAATCCCACCGCTTCTTCCACTTTTAAGTTGCCTTTATTCTCATAATAAACTATAAGAAGATATTAGAAAAGGAAAATCCAAAAGTCATTCATGGATTTTGCCTCTAACATAATTCAATTTGGAGATATAAAATGAAAAGTCGTAATCCGATAATTCGCAACCTCTTTAAGTTTAATAAGCCTAAAGCTTATAAAGCTAAAAAGGGTCGCGGCTCTTATGTTCGTCAGAAGACTGTAAAGGTTCCTGACGAACGTAGGTATGGATAATGAATTACTATCTCATTGAAAAGGGCTTCCCGGAAGATAAAATTCGCCAGTATAAAAATATTCGCACGGCAAATTACGCGTTAGATCAAGTCAACGCAGTAGCAGGTGAAATTAAATATGAAATCATTACAGATGATTCGCCAGTAAATATTGTACAATTAAATAGGAATTAAGGCAGGGGGTCTGGGAACCAATCGCCCTTCATACGGGTGAGATGGCGAGATCGATACACGCACCTGCTTCCATTCATGGCCCCATCGTCTAGTCGGTCAGGATACGGGCTTCTCAAGCTTGAGACGCGGGTTCAATGCCCGCTGGGGCTACCATATTATAAATAGAGGATGAGAAACTATCTTGTCCTTTTTTTATTGTTTTTAATAGTCGCATGTTCTTCACCTGAACGCATGGTTGAAACCGGACCTGTAATAGTAGAAGATTATGATATGGATGGCGTTGTCGATTATATTGACAACACACCTACGTATTATGAAGGTTATAAGGACGGATACACTGTCTCAAGCCCTAGATCTCATGTAATACCTAGATCTATACGTAGAACTGTAGGGCCCCTTAGAACCGCGTCTCCCCGGGGAATCCCCGGGGAGAGCCTATGTTAGAACCAAGAGCTATTACTACAGATGAGATTTTATCCCAATTAAGACAGGCATCCTTAGCTTTAACAGCGCCGGAATCACGTAATATACGCGAAGATGTCCCTGTTCGATTGATTGTTAGTATTAATCAAACCCAGCAAGAGCTAATCGAAGAGATTAACGCTAGTATTGATTCATACGTTGTCAGTGATAATGTACGCATTTCTAAGACAATGTCAGCGACCATTACGGCACCGGATTTCGAGATTAATACTATTACCCCTGTACGTCAAGCCATTTCTAATGATATGACTGAATGGCTTTGGTCTCTAAGACCTAAATCCTCAGGAAGCCATCACATAACAGTTACCTTGGTAGCCCACGTTATGGTCGATGGAGAGCGTGTAGAGAAGCATATTAAAACATTTGATAAGACTCTTATAATTGAAATTACATCTCGTCAAAAATTTGAAGACTTTTTCTTTAAATACTGGCAATGGTTGTTTACTACATTGCTTATCCCCATCGGTATTGCTATTTGGAAATTCCTCATAAAGAGGAAAGAACAGTTGCCTTAAACGTAAAAGTAGCCTACAATCATATTGTGAAAAGGAGAATATTATGATTGTAACTCATACTTTTACGATTGAACAGATCAAAGAAATCTATAATGCTGGTGTACGTCGCGGTGAAGAAACTGCTACCGCGTATCAATGTGGTTCACGTGCTTTTGGTAAACACTATGATGAATGTGTTGAAGCTATTCATGACATCGTAAATAAGGATGTTAAGTTTGACGACCCTGATAAGGAAAACATGACTCGTTGCTTTAACTCTTTTGTAAGCCGTCTTCGTAGAGAAGGTACTGATGAGAATATGGTAAGGGTAAAGAGCCAATTTAAAGAGCTTCGGG